TACAATCCTTCCGTCGGCGCAACAGAGTTTTCCAAAAATTCTGTGTTCTCACTACCCTGGTACACACCCTCGGCAAACACCTCTTGCAGCTGCCGGTAGATGTCCTCCATGCTCGCCACCAGCCTGCCCTCCACAGAGTCAGGCTTGTAACCCTTGTATGCATCAATGGTCTTCTTAACCAGTTTGGCAATGTCCCGGAAGAACTTTTTCACCGTTGCCGCCAGGGACTTGTCCGTTTCCTCCAGATCCTGCATCAATTCCATAACTCGTCCGTCTGCCAGGATGCTCTCCATAGAGTCGGCTACCACTTCGTCGTAAGCTTCTTCTCGGGTAAGTTCCCGTCCATGAGCCTTGGCAAACGCCTGTTGGGCATCGATCAACTCATGTACAGACTGTCCCTTGGCCTTGTAGCCCCTCATCAGCAGATTGGAAAGCTGTTTGAAGTGCTTGGGTGAGGTATCCTTTATGAAGTGCACCAGTTCATGGGCGATGGTAAACAGCATAGTTCCCTGACCCATGGCACCCGCATTCAGGTCAATGTGGATGCTCCGGTCGCTGGGATCGTAGAATCCGTTCTCAGCCAGTGCTTCCTTGCCGTTGCGGTCTCGGTAGACCCGCTGGCCGTTCTTCATGTAGGATTCGTAAAAATAAACGCTAATTCCCCGGCTCTTCGCCAGCCGCTGAGCAAAGTCAACACCTACCCGCTGCGCCGCATTCAGTTTCTTACCGACATTCAGCCGCTCATCAATGCTCTGCCCCTCATAACCATAGTACACACCATTGGTTTTTCCCTGGGCCGAAGCTGTATGCGCAGAAGATTCATGTGGGGGAATAGAAGGCTGCTCCGCCTGCCGGTACTTCATTGCCATCCGTGCCCGCTGCAGTTTTGCTTCTGCCGTAGCAGTAGCCTTTCCACCGTACCGTTCACCCAGATAATACGCATTATTCCGTTGTAAGGGTGTCAGCTTCCCAGAATGCTGTCCGTCCTCCTTAGCGATGTTGTGGGAACCGTTCCAGAAAGCCTCCACCATGCCTAGTGCATAGTCCTTGGCAGCTACACCGCCGCTATCTTTCAGGTAAGGGTCAATCAGCAGATTTGCAATTGTAGCGTCTACGCCCAGACTGGCAACCGCCTCATAGACCAGGGCTTGTCCCTCGTTGGCATACGACAACTGATTTGCCGGGACTGTTCTCCCGTCTTTTAGCTCCAGCATCATCTGTCCATTCTGGCTGTCGGCAATTCTATTAATGCTGACATTCTCGCCTTTATAGATTGTCTCTGCATCCTCGCTGACAGAATATGCATCCGCTGACGCCGCTGCATCATTTGCCGCAGGGGCTTCCACCGGCTCTGCCTGGACAGCCTGTGCAGCTTTCGGCGCTTCGGTAGAAAACACCTGCCCCTCGGTAACTTCTGCGCTCTCCTGGGGCAGCTGAGCGGCTTCTACAAGGCGGCTGTATTCCTCGGCATTGATTCTCTGGGTGTCGATTTTCTCTGCCCATGCAGAAGAGTGTTCACCAGATTTGATATTATCCGTGGTTAGTTCATTGGCAACACGCTGGCCATACTTGCTGCCAGAAATCATCTGCCGTTCAGCCCTGGATAATCCCTTGCCAGCAGCCTGTTTTGCCAATGCTGCTGCAATAGCGCTCACATCGCCGGTCTCACCGAGTTCAGCAAGGCGGGATTCAGCCGCACTCTGGATATTTGCCATATCCTGCGCAGTCAAAGCTGCTTCATTCTGCTGCACAAGGCGGTTCAGCTGACCACCAGAAAGCTGCTTGCCGCTGTCCAGCCTGCCCTGCATCTTCTGTGCAAATGCATTGTCAGGATTGATTTCCAGAGCCTCGCTAACAAGCCCGTTGGGGTCTGCGCCATAGATCCTCTTGTTCTCTATGTTTTGCGCAACAGCAGTTCGTGCGACATCTACCCCTTCAAACACGCCGCCTGTAACAAAGCCCATAAGGGCGCTGTACAGAGCTTCCTCCAAATCTATACTAGCAGTCTCACCGGAAACAGCCTGCCACAGATACGGCTCAATGATTGACTGCAAGCCTTCCTCTATTGCCTCAGAGCCTCCACTCAGTAAAAGTTTACCGCCTGGGCTCTTAGCAAATCTTGCAAAGACATTGTCAACCGCATCAAGATTTTTAAGGGCCGTTTTCGATAGGGTATTCTGTCCAAGGGCACTGATACCACCCAGTAAATACTGCAAAGTAGCTTCGGAAGCGCCGACCAAAAAGCCATAAGCTCTGGCCTCATCCCCTGAGTAGCCAAGATTTATCTTTTCCTGATACGCATTACCGGCCGCAGATGTCCCCAACAAAGAGTTACCAACTACAGCACCAGCTGTAGGATTGATCAGCCCTATGGCAGTGGATGCCAGAATGGACGGCGCCATATTCGATGTGGTTGTGACGGCATCATAACCGAGCTGACCAAGAGAGTTGCCCAATATTTTGGCATTGTCCCACTTGCCTTCTTTGAAGTTGTACCATTTCAGGTCAACATCCTTCAGGTCCTCTCTGACCATGCCGGATAACATCTGGGTAGCAGTAGCAGGGGTATATTCGTCATTGCCTACGATGGAATTCAACGCACCTTTCATACCAGACCTAAACTGGTCAAGTCCAGCCTCTACGCCAAATGCCAGTTCCAGAAGGGTATTGCCCTCCATGCTCTCGAATCTTTCACCTGCTCTTCGCTGGTTCAGGGACTCTTGGATGCTGTCCAGAAACCTATCCGCTGCCTCTTTGCCGTCCTTGGCATAATAGTAGTTATAGATGGCAATCTCATTCTCGTCCATGTGACGATAGACCTGCAAACCATTCAGAAGGTGGTGGTCTGCGGTGCCACTTGATTTAATAAGTTTAGCTTGTATGGTATCCGGGTCATTGATAAAGTCGTATCTTATATCATCATAACCCGTTTTCATGCCTGCGCTCTCGTCCCATGTGAAAGTACGCTCAAATCCATTTTCGACCCATGTGCTACCGGCATATCCTGTGTATTTGCTAAACTCCGGATCATAAAGATCAGACCCAGGAACAGCCACATCACTGAGTTTAAAACCCTCCAACTGCCTTTCCGCCTGTTCCAAAGCCCGCTCTTTTTCCAGGATTGTCTGTTCCAATCCTTCAATGGAGTCATACTTGTGTATCAGCTCGTTGTACCTGCGTGTTATGTCAGCTCGCTCTTCTTCCGTATACTCACCCGGATTATGTTTTGTATCGGCATACTGAACATAGTAGAGGTCAAAAGCCTTATCATAATAGTCCCAAAGAGCCTCAATCTCTCTGTAGGCAGCGTCGACATCAAACACATTCTTTTTGAAGTAGTCCTCTGCACTTCCCTGATAGAAATGGTTCTTAGCATCATAGAAGGATTTATGGTATCCATCAAGCGCTGCGCCCATATCGTCCAGCCAGGAGGACAATGACTCATAACTTTCCGGGCTGAGCAACTCTCTATTCTTTTTCAAATATTGAGAGATTGCACCTCGTCTGGCCCTGAGATCAGCAATCGATTTAGCCTGAGAATCATAGATTTTGTAAGCTGTAGCATAGTCCAGTTTTTCGTAATCGCCCTTCGCTTGCTCAAAGTATCTGCTGGCATCAGTAGCAAAGGCATCGATAAAGTCCTCATCCACCTTAGAACTGAGGTCATACTTACTGGTCATCTCTTTCCGCAATGCTTCAAATCTGTCTGCTCTCTCGTTTGAAGAGGTTGTGTCGGAGGGCAACTTTCTCTGGTTGCCCTCTGTCTCTTCATTTTTCTTGCCGTACTTTTCCTGCATCTCTTTTCTGAGTTTTTCAAAAGAATCCATATTGCTCTCCCTCTCTTTTTAGTAAGTGTACCCCCTTGGAGTATATGTCTTAAGAAGTGACTGTGCTTGGCTTTCTGTGATGTACCCAGCTGCCAGAGCACTGCGGATGTAGCTACTGATTTCGCTTTTATCCGCGCCACCTGCAACAAAGGCATCCAAATTCTTTGAGATAGATTGCATGGTCGGTTTGCTTTCGGGTTCCGGTTTTCCACCAGGGAGCAAAGAACCGATAACAGCAGCTGCCGTTTTAGCGGCATTTGCAACGGATTTAGAAACCCTGGTAGCACTCGGACCGCCGGTGCTGCTGGAATACTTGCTTGCACTGAGCGCATACTGCTTATCAAACTGCCGCTTCGCTTCATCAAATTCTGTCTGCCATTGCCGGTCAGCAACCATATCTCGATATTTACCGTAGTCATAGTCCCTCTCAGAATCATATCTGCCGGTAATGTAGTCTCTCTCAGTAAGCCATGCATTTAAGCCATCCAAGTAGCGGCCATACTCCTGGTCCTCCATCTGAGCCATAAGCCCAGCCTGGTTATACAGATTCTGCCCCTCCTGAGTGTACTGATCCAGTGCCATACCATACAGCTCCGGTACAACATCAGTCAGCTGCTGCAGATAGCCTTGGTATGCCTGCTGGCCAACAGCTTGTGCGTAAGAATTGCCATAGCCGCCGGTCATAGCCTGCGCCTGCCCCATGGTGTCCATCATGGCCAGATTGCCCTGGTTCACATACTGATCCTTAAGTTGCTGATACATAGCATCACCATTCATGTCATAAGAGAACTTATCACGGTTCAGGATTTGCTGGATGGTATCGTTCAGTTGGCTCTGCCATGTAGACTGATACGCACCGGGCTTCTGCGCCAACTGCTGCTGCAGCAAAGCTTCTGCCTGCTTCACGGCATCGCTGTCCTGATATGCCGTGTACTGAAACCCGGATGTTCCTGCCTGAGTAGATGCGGGAGCCTGTGTTGCACTGTAAATTTTCCCTTGGGTCAGATCGCCGGCGATGCCGTCAATCGTCAGGTTGTTATCCCTCTGGTAAGCTTTGACTGCATCTTCGGTCTTACTTCCGTAGATGCCGTCATTCTGCTTGTCGCCCAGGTAATCGCCGTATCCTTCGTCGATCAGGCGCTTCTGCAGCTTCCTTACCTCGTCGCCGCTGCTGCCTACACGCAGAGTTGTGTAGTTTCCCATGTTGTTTCCTCCTCTTTATCGTTTATCAAAGATCCACCCATCCGGTGGGTATGCTTCCATCCCAAATCATTCGGCATTTTCTTGCTGTGCAACTGCGGTTAACGGCGATCTGCCACACAGCTGCGTTCTCTTGCTCACCGGCGCAGAATACCAGCAGGATGCCATCAGTATTCGGTGCATTTACCGAATTTGCATCCAACAGATATCCACCGGGGTCAAGTGACATATCCGCATCTGCGCAAATGCCACGATACCCATAAGCTATAACGGTGCAATCATCCATAACCAATTGTGGCATGGTCACCGGCACATGGAACCGGAAGTCATTCTCACCCCAGTCGAATACCGGAATACCTTTTCCCAAGGTCAGTACTCTGACAGCCTCGTCCAGCTTGTCCCGGACGGCGACGGTGATCGTGTGGTTCTGCTGATATGCAAGCCCCTCCAGGGCCACACTGGCTGTGTACTTGTTGCCGTTGGTAACCGCCTTTACCGTTTTCTCCGCTCCGCCATTGATGCTATAGGTAAGGGTAAGCGCATTGCTCACCGCTCCAAAAGAACCGCTGAACCAGTCACCCTCAAAGGCCAGTGTTGCCTTGCCGCTGGTGGGGTCCGTCCGCTTGCAGGTCGCTTTGTTGGTCAGTCGGATGTACGGGATCAGGATCAGGTCCTCGTCGGTGTCTGTCCCGGGGAAGCCTCGGCTGTCCACCGCTGTAAAGGTGACATCTGTCAGCTCTGCATTGGGAATGTCCAGGCTGTTCCCTTCAACCTCCGTACCACCGATGCGCCGCTGCGCAATGGATGCGCTCTTTTTTGCCGTGGCGGTCATGGAACACCGGGCCGTGGAGAAGAACTTCACAAGGTGCTTGGAATTCCCTGTCAGGGCCAATGTAACCGGGTTGATATCCGCAACCGTACCTGTCACATCCGGTGCGCACAGAGTCTCGTTTGCCTTGGCATTGAACTGTGCGCTCTGGGGATCTCCCACCTGGGTGTCCCCGGAATAGGTCGTAATGGTCAGGTAGCATACCCCGGACTTTGCGTTGGGGATCTGTGCGTAAAAGTTTTCCGGTATCACAAACGCAATGCTTGTGTCCATCAGTTTTGCCGGCGTATCAGATATCTGCCAGTCCCCGCCGATGTAACCGCTGAGCGCACCAAACTTCCAGCTGATCGTGTGAGAAAAATCGTTGTTTTTGCGGTTAACAGAGATCGCACACACGGAGCCGATATCCGCATCCGACGCACCCATGGTGGATGCTCTGGGGATATAGGTCAGCACCATAGCGGTGCTGTCACTTTCCGTAATGGTCAGTGTGGGCGGTGTGTAGCTGGCAGACGAATTCTGCCACAGTTTGCCTCCAACCTTCAACCGCAGATTGCCGTCGCTGTCGTGGGCCACATTGCCGGTCCAGGTGTAGTACACCTTTTCAGCCGTACCGGTCAGTTCTCTCTGCTGGTAGTCCGAGAATATCTGGTTCCCGTTCAGTGTGCACGAAACACCGGTTCCCCAGGTGTGGAACGCCTGACCGCTGTAGGTCTGCTTCAAAATCGCCTGAACCGTCAGGTTTGATGTGTTCTGCAGCACATTGACGCTGTTCTCCGTCACCCGGAGGATGTATGTATAGGTAATACCGCCACCGCTGGATTTGCCGCTGACGGAAAAGTCCTTTGTCTGTAGTGCCATATCAGTCTCCTCTCCAGAAGCAAGCTGTCCGCTTGGCATCTGTGCCGTCGTTGTAGTCCTCGAACCGGGCATGGTCGCCCACCTCAAGGTAGTTTCGGACCGTCACATCCACAGCCACAACACCGTTTCCGTTGGCCTGGAGGATCGTGGTGCCGGAATGCTTGACATACATACCGCTGTGATCCAGAAGGTTCGTGACCGCCTCACCCTCTTTGGAGATCGTCAGGCCGTCGGCGTTGAAGGTATACCCGGAGGCCGTAGTCACCTCGCTGACACCGTCGCTTTCCACCTTGCTGACCCTGACTTCTACGGAATCCGCTTTCTGCTCCACCTGAGAGATGGCCTGCATCACCAGATCATAGTCGCTGTCCTGCCGCTGGCTGATGGTTTCCACCCGCTCCATGGTTGCCTTAAGGCTGTCAGGAGCCAAGTCCATCTGCAGCAGCTGGTCCTCGGTGTAGGTACCGAAGTCAGACACAGCCACATACTTCCCCTCCAGGCTCTTGGAGATGCTCTCGCTGTAGCTCTCCACGATGTCCGCCGATTTGATGATCAGTCCCTTGATGCTCTGGAAGGTCTCTTGCGGAGTCGTGGGGATATTCTTGGCGGCCTCCTTCAAAGCTTGGGCTGTCTGTGACAGTTCCCTTGCGGTGGTCTCCTGCTGCTTGTAGTCCATATTCAGCGCATCCACCAGCTGATGCAGGAAGCTTTGCAGCTGTGTGAGCTTCCCCGGAAGATCCGGTGCCGTTAGGTTAGGGTAGCGCAGATTCATGACAGGTCGCTCCCTTCCTCAATGGTCTTGGTGATGGAGTAGATCTTCACATCCCCCACGCCCTCGATGCGCAGTTTCATGTTGTCGCACCGCTTGGGCCTGATGGGTACGGTAAAACTGCGCAAACTGGCACCAATAAGGTCGCAAACCTGCTCCCAGTCGTTGCTGAAGTCATACTGTGCATAGACTCTGACCTCTGCTCCCATTGCCATGGACATCCGCAGCGTCAGTCTGGAGATGTACTTCATATCCGGGGAGGAAAGGCCGATCTGGCCGGTCTGGGCCATCCAAGCAACAGGATTTGCGTCCACATCCCCGGAGCCCAGCATGGTGATGATCTTGCCACCGCTGATGGCATACAGTTCTCCCCGGCAGGAGCAAAATGCTTCCACCGCCAGAGAATCCTCCTTATGCCACATTCCCTTTGCCGTGTCATAAACGAACAAAGAGTACTCAGGGCTGATGGCTTCCTGCATGGAAATGTAGTATTTATTTCCGTGCGCTCCGCCCACTGCTCTGCCATAGTGCATATCTCCCAGGGCATAGGATACTTCCACAGGCAGCGCACCGTCGTAGGCACATACGCCGCTCCTGGACTTGTAGAACAGCGTCTCATTGACGATGGCCAGTGATTTCTCACAGCCCTTCTGCACACCCCGGCAGGCGGTATCCTGGATCTGGTGTGCGCCTGCGGAGCTGATGTAGACCTTGTGCAGGCAGTTCTCTTTGAAAAACACGGGATATCCCAGATGGGTAATAGCCCCGGTGAACTGTCCGTCCGTGCCTACGGAGCCGACCCAGCTGTCCGTTGAGATTCCCATGAAACAATTCCAGTTCTTGAAGTCGCCCAGCTTGGATGCATAGATTTCGTTGACCACCTGACCGTTGGCGGCAAGGCCGTACCGGCAACCCCACAGGCGGTTCCCTGCTTCGGTCACATAGTCCATCTCAGGCATCTTCCGGGTGATAGTGATCTTCCCCTGTGCGGTGGTCTGTATCGTGGTCTCATCCAGAATGCCGGTTACCAGAATAAAGTCATTTCCCTTGTCCCAGATCACCGTGGATGCGTTCAGGTCCTGCAAACTCTCCGATACGATACCGGAGATGCTCACGCCATCATACTGACTGAAATGAGCACCAATACCCGCAGAGGAGATCTTGATATAGGTCGTTGCGATAGACACCCACATACCGGCAGCCTCGCTCCACTGCTTCAGGGAGTGCGGAACAGCCGATGTATCGATCCACAGGGCCAAATTCGCAGGATTCTGGGGCGCCGTGTCATTCTTTTCTGCCTCGGCATACAGATCTCCGGTGAGAGAACACATCTCAAAAGTGGTGTTCCCGGAGGCTTCCCATGTCGCATCGATGTCCCCATGGTCCTCCAGATTCAAGGTGTTGATGTACTTCCTGTCCGGCAGGATAATGACATAGGCACCCATGGAGATGAGCTGCTTTGGTGTGTCGCTCAGTCCCAAATCCACCCGGTATTCATTCATTACGAACTCTGCGCCATCCACATAGCACAGAGCATCCTTGGAAATCAGTCCGTGCAGACTGTCAGCAGCGGTATACACACCCCTGTTTTTGCGAGGGGACAGTACGGGGTAGCAGTCGGAGGTCATATTCTTCATGTCGAAGAACTCACCGTCACCGATTCTCAGATTGTGGTTGTAACCCTTGAAGGTATCTATCATCTGTCGGCTGCTTTCTTTTGTATACAGCGTAGGATATCTCATCCTGAATCCCTCCTGTCAAAATAGGAATCGTCTGCCACGGTTTACTGGCATGTGGTTTTGGCTGTAATATGCTGCGTAGTTTTCAAAAACCGTATTGAACAAGATTATTGCATTGTTATACTTGTCGTACTCGCCGTTGTAGTAAGCAATCTGAGCTTCCAGCCACCGCAGGTACATCTCATCGTAGGGTTCCGGGACGAGCAGGTCAGTCAGATCCTTGGTGTTGCTATCGTAGCCTGTGAAGTTGACATCCTCGCCACCCTCATGGGTGTCGATGATTTGTTTTTTCACCATAGCATCCAGCCTGGACAGAAATGCCACCTTTTCTTCATGTGAATAGGTGTTGTGCACAAGGTGATCAAATCCTCTGATTGCCTCAATAATTTTCATTAGTATTCCCTCCTATCCAAAAAAGGGGAGCTGCGAAGCCCCCCTCTATTACTTGGATGCTTCCAGCATCTCGTCCACACGCTTGTCCAGGGCTTCCTGTGCCCTCTGGGAGCGGTAGAATTCATCCGCAATGAAATTAGGCACCTCAGAGGTCTTTCCTCTGGGAAGCAGATAGTTTACACCGTTGACGGCAATGAGAAGATTGGGTTCATCATTGGCATAGCCTCTGGGAACAGTGATCTTCACACGCTTTACCTTTGCTGGAGCGGTAGTTGCTGGAGCGGTAGTTGCTGGAGCGGTAGTTTCCGGAGTAGCAGTTGTCGAGTTGGTAGCGTTATTATTACTCATAGTAGATTCCTCCTAATAATTGAGAGGGGCAGGGCCATTAGCCTTGCCCCTCATGGTAGCTTAGTTGACCTGGTCAGTTGCGCTGAAGCTGGAACAGCTCATAACGCGCAGCAGACGCTCGGTGTACAGGATGGTAGCACCGTTGGTCTCGAACTTGTAGCCGATGGTGGAGAACTGGTTCAGAGGACCGCCAACCTGGCTCTTGTCCTTGACGATCATTTCCAGCGCACCGCCCTCGGGATCGATGATGCCGAAAGCATCCTTGCCGAAGAAGTAAGTAGCATAGGTCACGCCGCCGGCCTTGTTCTTGTAGGTGTCGCCCAAGATGGGAGCAAACACATTCTCAATGAAGCGGCAGCCATGCAGCTCACCGATCTCACCATTGAAGATCTCGGAGGTTGCAGCATATTTGTGGGCCTCAATCCATTCCTTGCTCTTACGCAGGTCATAGGCCACAGAGGGGTGGATGACTGCGTAATACTTGCCGTTGATGGTGGGAACGCGATTCTTCTTCATGATGGTTACTGCCTTGGCAACGCTGTCCGGGGTCAGAATACACATAACCTCGGCGGTAGCTTCCATAGTGGCAGGGGTAGTGGGAGTGCTGGTCACAGCGCCGGTTGCCAGGGTAATGTTGTCACAGTACATGACGTTGGTGTTCACTAGCAGCGCATCACGGATCAGGGTTTCCTGGGTTTCAGCCGCAGAAGCGCCCATTTCCTCAGTTGCGCCCAGGATCACATCATCATAGGCACGCATTTCCAACTTGTCAGACACGGCAGCGTAAGTACCGTACTGGTTGATGGAGCCGGTCTTGGAACTCATACCGAACTTCTGACCTGTGGGGATAACACCTTCCTGCAGCTGAGTAGCCTTAGCAAAGGTGTTCCACTTACGCCATTCCGCGGTAGTACCGTGGTTGGCAGGCAGATTCTGCTTCTTTGCGAACTGTGCATAGAACATTTCGCAGCGGGCATTTTCCAGCAGCTCAGTGTCGTAGAAGATCTTCAGCTCACCGGCAAGGGAGTTGGTGGCATCGAATGCCTGAGACGTGCCGTCGTAGGCGTTTACATAGTTGCCGGTAGCATTGACCAGGGTACCTGCGTCAGCAAATAGCTGCAGGTTCATGGCAATAGCCATTAGATGGTTAATAAGCTTTTTCATAGTTATTTCTCCTTCCGAAAAATGATGTACTCAGAGGGAGAAAATTCCGCAGTTACACTTGACCGGGATAGATTTTCTCCCCGGAACGAATCCGCTTTTTAAGCGCTTCGCGCTGCTCACGGCTTGCGTTCCTATAATCGAATGTAGTCACGGAAGGGGCTTGACCGGAAGTGCCGTTCTCGTTGGGGCGGCGGCCACCTGCCTGGATATCGTTGGAAATCTTCTTCGCTACCTCCTGCGCTGTCACCTGCATGGCGGCAGCTTGAAGCTCCTTGCGATGTATGGCATAGTAGGCATCTTCGACGCTGATACCAACATTTGGAGAAGTCATGCGCGCAAACGACTGGTTCCGCAGCTCAGTACGAAGATCGAAGTTGGGAAATACTTTCTTCATTTCCTCCGCCTGACGCTCCAAACTTGCAATATGCTGCTGGAACTTCTGCTGTTCAAGTGTCTGTTCTTCCTGCCGCTGCTTTCGTGCGGCATCTCTTTCTTGCTGGTCAACCTTTTTGGCAGTGCCTACGGGAACACCCATTTCTACAGCCTTCTGCTCGTAGTAGGACTCATCATCATTGATTGCCTTAGTTAGGGCATCATAGTCGATGTTTTCCGGGTCGAGATTTTTCGACCGGGCAAGCACCTCCAAGGCGGGGGCCAATTTAGCTAACTTTTCCTCAGCATCTTTTGCGGTCCTCAAGCGAGACTGGATAACAGATTGCATCTCCCGGTTGTATTCCGGGTCTGCCATAATCTCTTTCCAACTCAAACGAGTAGGGGAGTCGGTCTTGTTTTCTTCCGTGGGGTTATCAGCAGCGGCGGCCTGCTCCTGCTTCTGCTCCGGTGCCAATTCCTGCCCAGCTTCGGCAGGCTTCGGTGCGGGAGTGTTCAGCTTATACGCCCTGTTTTTTCTGATCTTGTCTGCAGGAACACCCAATTCCAGCAGCCTCTGATGCCCGGCGTCGGCATTATTTTCGCCCGTTGCGGCTCCATCTGCGCCACCATCACCGCCGGTACCTTCACCGGCGAACAGTTGCAGATTCAGCCATTTGTTTTTAAGCATGAGTGAATCCTCCGATATAATCTGCCGCTATTGGGGCGGCGAGTCCCATATGGTGGAACAGAATGGATTCGAACCATTGACCTTAGGGTTTCGACATAAGCCTACCGCTCTACTCTCTACCGACTGAGCTACTGTTCCGTGAAGCCGGTGTACTGGTGCCGCCCACCGGCAGGCGGCTAGAAAGGAGTAATCATGACCTAATTAAACTATAATCCTTTTAACTGCGTTTTCTCTATCCCTGCGCTATGCCCTGATCTCGTACTTTACGAACTCAGGATAATCATGCGCAAGCAGCTCAAAGCCAACACATACAGAATCAAAAACCAGGGTCACAGATGCCTTTAGATTGTGTCTAGGGGTGCAGCTGATCTCTGTGTCACCGTCATTGTTCTTAATGACAGGCTGTCTTACCTGCTCATTGTCAGCCATGTTGGCAACATTGGCAGCAAGGGTATAGGCCAGCATAGAAGCAGAGGCACACACCAGGTCTTTCCCCGGTTCTGCGCTTCCTGCATGTCCGGTCACTGTCAACCGGTTATATTTGCGGTAATATGTAGCCTGGATCATTTCTTCTCCTCCTTTGCGGTTACTTTACCACCGTCAGGCTGAGAGGCTTCATTTGCGCGGTTTCTGGCATTGGTTACGATACCGTGTTCCTTTTTGCCAATGCCGGCGATGTTGTCACTCTCAAACATCTGAGCATTGCCACCACCCACAGGAGCAGCCCCGCCTCCCATAGTCTGCACAATATCCATGCTGATCTGCTCTGCTGCCATAGGATCAACAGCCTGTGCCAGGGTAAGCGCCAACTGCATATACTGCAGGAGCTTCTGATGCATGGTGCCATTCTGGGCCACCTTCTGCATGATCTCGTCTTTGCCTTCAAAATCCATCATTTCCAAACACATCAGCGTCTGATCTGTCATCTGAGGATTGAAGAAGCCCATCTGGAAGAACTGCAGCGAAAGCTCATTCTGTGATACCTTGGTATACACATTCTTTTTCTGGGCCGATACCTTGATATCAAACACAGGCCGTCTGTAACCCATATCCTGTCCGAAGTCGTTGCCCTGGTGCTGCTGGACAATGCCGGCATTGGTATAGCTCACAAACTTCTGCATACCATACTCGCCCACAATGCGGAACTGCCGGGGGAGGTTGTAGAACTGGCGAATCAGCTCAATGACCAACTCCACGATCTGAGTGTAGGATCTGTAAGATGTTTTAGTGCTGTCCTTGCTGCCCTTGCCACTGGCTTCCTGCAGGGCTGCAATGGCAGAGGCCGCTGTTACACCAGAACTTACACTGCCGGTGCTAGTCTCCGTATTGCCACTGGTCTCTCTCAGTTCCTGAATGGTGCGATCAAGCACAGCAATGTAGTTGGAATCCAGAGTGTCATGCTCAATTCTTCTAAGTGCAGTCTCATCCAGATTGCCGGTCACATCCACAATAGGATTATTCAGATCCAGGAACTGCTCAGTATTTACGCCACCGTCCTGCCGTCTGAAATACCTGGGAACTGCGCCAACCATGGCATTTTTCACAAAGCTTGTGTTTAGCAGGTCAATGACCATCTGCGGATTGCGGCAAATATCAACATAGCCATAACCACAGGGGCTGCCCTCAATGGGATAAAGCGCATCAAACACATACGGATACTTGCCGTGATCATAAAGGCCAGTCTGTGCCATAGAAGGCTTCACCTGCTGGGTAACTTCATCCACCACAGGCTGCATGTCGTTTTCCGTGGCATACAACACTTGATCTCCCACATACTTACAGTATTGCAGGGTCTTTCTGCCCTCCACGAACTTGTGATAATAGACCTCAATAACCGTGTGCTTGTTCGCCGTGTCCACATTATCGTCATACAGGAACTTGGTACTCATAAAGGATTTGCCCTTGAGCTTACCTTCCAACTGGGGATAGCGCTGCTCCAACACATCCTTGTCACACAGCTCTGCATGGAAGAAGTACCGGCTGCGCTGGATATCCGTAACACCAGGCTCCCAGTAGATATTCAGCAGATTCACACGCTCGACAGAGATATCACCCAAGCCGTTAAGCTTTCCCTGCTCCCACACAACCTTATAAACGCCGGTACCGGTCTTCAGCTTCTGCCACATATTATCGGAATATGTAGCCTCAAACTGATTCTGTTCCAGGACACAAGGAACAATGGCAGACAGTTTCTGCGCTTCACCCTTGTCCATTTCCTCTCTGGGCAGGATATTAGGCTCAGGGTATGCCTCCATAGCGTCAGCATGTTTGCTGACAATAACATTGTGCAGCCAGCCAGAGGTAGCCGTGAATCCTCCATCAGCACCGATGTTGGTAACCTTCTGTTCCTCAATGGTATTGCGCAGCTTCCACCAGTTTTCAGATGCCAGAATGCGATTCTCTGTCTGTGCCTTTCCAGCCTTGTACTTCTCAAGTATTTGGGTAAACTTCTTTAACTGATCAGCACCAATAGGCAGCACACCGACTACGCTCATGGCCTCCGGTGCTGCCACTTCCTTGGTTTTGATCTCCATAGGTTTGCTTTCCATGAATGTTCCTCCTATCAAATAAAGCCATTACGGCGTTGTTTATCTGTGAATTGGTTGAGCGGATCAGATACAATAGTCTTAGGCTCCACGGGGATAATCGGGGAAATGGGCCTGCTCATGCACATATACCGCACTTCATCCGGGCAGTGGTCCTCAAGCTTTGTGTCCAGATCTTCCGGGTGGGTCTCTGAATACATCATCAGCGGCATTGTACGGATAAATGCCTTGCAGTTATTGAACACATACATCCGGGAATAGCCGTTTTCATCGAATTGCAGCCGGTAATGCACCTGCATCCAGCCTGGTATGCGCTGATTATCGCCGGGGGTAAAGTAAATGCCATACCTTGCAGCAGTCTCAGCTATACTCTCACCACGGCTACTGTCCCATATTGCCGGATCTGCCACGCTGTCCACGATCTTCCTGCCCTTTAACCACGGGTGGGTGTTTTCCAGCTCCCTGATGCGCTTAAACTGCTCGTCCGGTGACCACTTCACACCTTCATCCGGTGTCTGTGTGCAGCCATACATCTCCATGATCCGGTACAACACGCCATCATAGTCCACAGCCCAATAGCCAAGGGAAAAAGGCTTATTGTAGCCAAAGTCATAGCTGCGCATGATATGCCAGCCACGCTTATCACCCTGCGTGATATCAAAAGGTTCAATAACATGTGTCCACCGGTGCTGCTGCATAGCTTCCTCCGGTGTAATGCCGGCATTTGCACACTTCTGAATGTCCGGTGTTGTCCGGAAGTCCTCAAAGAACTGACCCTCAAAGATATCCCACCTGCCATAGAGCCATGCTTCACGCAGTTTAGGCGGTAGTGCCTCCAGCTGCTTGATGTAGTCCGGCTGGCTGGCCATCAGAGCTTTGTTATCCGTCACAAGGGATTGGATAAAGGTGTAGTCCTCCGGGTGTTCTCCGTCCTCATAAGCCTTATCAATGAATAGTCGCTTAAAATATCCATGACTGGCACCACCAGGGTTGCAGGTGTAATAGATCCTCTTGGGAAAGTCATTAACACCACGCACACAGGCAGTTATCTTCTTAATCCACATCTCCTGCAGCTGGGTAGCCTCATCCAGGAAAATCACATCATATTCAGCGCCCTGGTACTGGTCTAAGTCCTTATCATTGTTGCAGTAGCCAAATTTGATGGTGCTGCCATTGGGGAATGTGAATACCTTCTCTGTTTTGTTGTATCTGGCAATGCCATAAAGCTCTGTCCGCAGGAAATTGATGTGGTTATTCACCAGCTCAGGGAATGTCCGGCGCACAATCAGTATCTTTATGCCGTCGCTGCTGGGATCTGGCCGCCCATAATACAGGGCAAGCAGCTTAGCCTTGGTTCTTACACTCCACGATTTTCCACCGCCTCTAGCTAAGCACCGCCGAAACCGATATGCATAGTCTTTGCCTTAAGGAACAACTTCTGCTTATCGCTCGGCGGCATGATGGTGAGAGTCTTCACCTTGGATCACCTCCTCATAACGGAATATCCATCCCTTCACACTGTTTCTCTTTCCCTTAAGCACATCGCTTATGTGCCGTGACCCTATAAATCTCTCAGCCTCGGACACGCTCTCAAATCTCATGATGTCCCATAAAGCATATATGGGACAGCCTATAACAGGCCGTTTTCTGCGCTCATTCTCCTTGCGAGATCCTTCAATAACAGCGTCCCACAAGCCATGCTCAATAGCATGATGGGCGTTATCCTTATTGGTGACCCACTCAAGATTGGAAGCCGCATTATTATCCTTGTTCCCATCCTTGTGGTTGACCTGTGGAAGGTTTGCCGGATTAGGAATAAATGCTTTTGCTATCTCCCTATGGAGCTTATAGCTCATCTTTTCTCGCTCGATAGTCACACGGATACGGCGATATCCCTTGTTGTCTATCTGGGTTTTAAGGACTCTAGGTGAGCCTCTAAGCAGTGATCTGACTCTGCCCTCGTTGCTCACTTCAATGAACCCTTTTGTGCCTGTAATAGGTCTCCAAATTTCCATACTAAAATCTCCTTTTCAAGTGTGCTTTACTGGCTATATTCCTCAAGGTCTTCCGCAATCGTGACCTTGATATGGCTATCAGACTGTGTATCCTCCTTCTGTGCCTGCTTCTCCAGATTGGCAATACGCGCCCTCTGCTCCTTCTCGTCCAGATCAGACTTAATGCTCTGGATCTCCTTCAGGTCTTTAACAGCTGCAACAAGTGAACGAACATCCTTCGGCATCATCCCCGGACGGTCCACTAAAGTCTCGATTTTCAGCAGCAGCTTATCAGCCACAGAGTGTATCTTCGCTGCTCTGTTGGCCTCCTGCTGGCTAATTTTCTCAATCGTTTTCGATTGCGTTTTGTTGATATACTGTTTGCGCTCTTCAACCCAGTCCTCAGCGCTTGCTTTTTTGGCAATATTGGTTACATTAACACCGTGTTTCTGGGCCAGCTTACGGTAACTGGTCTGCGTGGTGATGTATTCTGTTTTAATAGCCTGCCAGTCTGCCATAAGCCTCCCTCCTTGCGTTTTGATACTGTAATCGTAACAAAATGAGCTGCCGGTTCTCTATCCCACAGCCATGGGCGCAAAAAAGAGAGGGGGTTGACCCCCTCTCTTCCTTATCAGTCTTCTGCATTGAGTGCGACGCTCGCTGCCTCCTGAAGTGTTTTGTACGGCGCATCCTCACCGGTGCATCCTTCCTTCTCTGCACAGCGGATGCAGTCAATGGTCTTGCCATCGTCGCTCATCAGGTAAGCCATATGTTTAACCGCAAAGGTAGTCACACCGGTGTCCCCCTTGAAGGTGCAGGAAACAACGGTCTCACCGATTTCCTCGTCATAGGCGACCCTTGCAGTTGTGATGTTATCGAAATAAGTCCACGACTCCTTCTCACCACTTGCATGCTGCATCTTCTCATAGTCCAACATTTTCAAAATCATACGCTCTATCTCCTTATGTCTATAATCTAGCGCAGGCCTCCCTACGCTGATACAGCTATTCTATAATACGATAGCTCCCTGCTCTATCCCTCCACCTCATTAGTTTGTGGTAAAGTTGTAGTAAAGTTGGGATAAAAAAGAGGAGGCCGAAGCCTCCTCCTAAATCAGTACCATACACATACCTTTTTCCACTTTTTTGCCCCTGTGCCACACGCAGCCTTTACTGTCGCAGACAAGCACAGACCCATTATCGGCGAAGTATTTGATGCACTCTTCTTCTGACACATAGGGTTTTACCCATTCGGTTGAAAAGATGTAGTGACTCTGCGCCGGAACCTCACGCAGTTTTTCCATCGCCTCGATAAGATCCTTTGCTGTCACTTTCTTCACCTCTATCTCCCGGCGGCATGTTCTCACATCGTCCCACGGACGATCCTTCTGCCCTTCGACCATAATCACTTCTTACCGAATCACTACTACAGTGCCGGCCTCAATCAGATCCTTCAGTTTGTCCTCAAAGTAGCCCGCCACATTCCGGGTTGCCTCCAGTTTCCACACACCGCCATCTGCCGGGAAGAAGCCAATCTCTCCGCGTTCATTGATCCGCAACAGGAACTCACTTGCAGGCTGAGCCACTTCAATAAATGTACGGAAGGGCTGCAGTGTAACTCTTGGTTCAACCTTCACCATAGAACTCAGCGCGATACCGGACTTGGCTTCTACCTGCTGGGTTACTCCATTATCGCTGGAGGTTACCTTACTTTCGTTACTGATACTGGACAGTAACTTCAACAGATACTCTGTACCATTGTTGGGGATGTACAGGCTGCGCAATTCGATCACCGCATTTTCATAAGCCATAAACCGGCCCATAGTCACAGCAGGGGTATCGGCAACACACTTGTACAGATACAGCCGATCCTCCTCATCATCCAGCGCGGTAAACACAGACACATTCGCGTAGTCCTTCACCTGAATGAATATCTGCAAGCCGACATGTTCAGCCTCATTACGGACCATCTTGCAGATACTGTCCAGGCCGGTCAGATCAATGCACTTCGGCATGGGCTTCTTATCCATGACATGCACCATCTCTTGGCTGGAAAAGATGGAACCGTCAACCTCATGGAAGGTGGGGGCAGACATACGCTCAATTTTTCGATTGCTTCTTTCAACATAATATTTCCTCCTTAGTTTTGTGCAGCGAGTGCAAGAATTTTGGGGGCTTCCTGCTCAGTACCGGTCATACTGATCTGTCCGGGTACCTGGGGAATGATCTCTGCCAGCATCATTTCACCGTTGCCGTCGGCAGTGATCACCAGGGATGTGCCAATGGGGGTAACAGGTGCCAGTGTGGATTTTGCGGAAGCTTCGACCTTTACCACCCTCCGGTCATCATCGGTAACCATTGTAATGGTCAGTACAACCTTGCGCTTTGCCTTGGCCTCCGTGTTCATGTCCAGAAGATTATCAACTACCCGGGTAACCTCATAGTCAACACGCTCCTGGATTGCGCCCTTTGCCATCTGCAAAAGGCTGCTTCTTTGATCGTTGGTTGTCATTTATTTTCATCCTTTCTCATATTGTTCTGCCAGTTTCCGAATGATGCTTCCACCATAAGCATTCTCGGTCAGCTTAATGAAGTCCGTAATAGTGGTCTCTCCATCCAGGGTCAGTCCTCTGTCTTTGACGAAGGCATTTCTACCAGCCATACAGGAGCCAGTCAGCCGGTGATGCCAGTCGAACAGGTCCTGGTTGGGATAGGGCTTGTCCTTATCCGGATGTGCTTTGATAAACTCCGCAATTCGTTCTTCCTCCGGCATATCATCGAACATCTTGTCGGTCAGCGCAGTCATGGCTTCGTGGAGGGTATCACCGTGCGCAAACTGATTATTTCCTTTGACCACAAAGCATGGTGTCATACTCAGGTCACTTTGCAAAATGAATCCCTTCGCCACATTCCCCTTAACAGCGGTGATGATGGTCTGCACTCCATCAATGCGATGAATTTGCATCCCATTGATTTGTCCAATGCCGTCGCCGTAGCCGTAGCCGGAGCCGTAGCCGTCGCCGGAGCCGTAGCCGTAGCCGGAGCCGGAGCCGGAGCCGTAGCCGGAGCCGGAGCCGGAGCCGGAGCCGGAGCCGTAGCCGTAGCCGGAGCCGGAGCCGTCGCCGTAGCCGGAGCCGTAGCCGTCGCCGGAGCCGTAGCCGTCGCCGGAGCCGTAGCCGTAGCCGTAGCCGGAGCCGGTATCAATGGATAAGAACTCCTTGATCCTTTCCTGCAGCTTTACATCTTCCATTCCGGCACCGCCTTAATGCTTGCCTCGGCATCAGCCGTGGTGGGAATAATCTCAATTGCGTCCAGGATGGCAATCTGATCCACGGTAACGGTGAACTTGCAACTTCTAGGGGACTTCACACCGTCCTTCGCAATCTGGGAAATGGACGCTGCACCTGCCCAGTACCACAGACGGCGGCAGCCCCTCAGTTCCACCTTTTGCCCCTCTTGAGCCACCAGTTCGCCAGCAAATATGCCGCTGTTGATTCCTCTTATGATTACATACTTACCAATCATTTTGTTTTTCTCCTTTGTTTTAATTTATTTGCAATCCCCATTGGGGAAGTGCTTCTGTTGTTCTTCTGCCGGTTGCTGGAGCCACGGTAGCCATTGACTTGCATCTGCACGCTCTCCATAAGCATTACATTCAGCAAACCATTCAGCCAGTTCCTCATCACTCATAGCCCGGATGCGGTCTGCGTTGGTCTGTGGCTTTTTGTAAAATTCGCCGCCAATGTCGATATAAGGCACATCTTCAGCCAACGCAGGGATTGACCCATCCTCATTGCAGAAGCTAAACCCTTCTTCGGGAAACATTGTACCGACACCGTATTGCAGGTGCTCATAGTGAAGCGAGCCATCATCCATCAGAATAAGGGAATCGTGTTGGTCTGTGCCGTATTCGTGCACTCTCCCACTATAGTTGTCTTTCAAAAATAATCTAAGCATAATCATTCTCCTTTCGGCGGTTGGGGCAGGGGCATCCAAGCGATAACTTGGTCTTTGCACCTATGCACCGCCCAACAGGTCACGATAAGGAGTTCTTTTTTGTCTGTATAAACAAGCACCATTTCTCCAACATCAGCACTCATCGGCAATCTCTCGGTAGCGGAAATCCATTCATCCATTGTCATTCTCCTTTCAGAGGGTTGGGTTTTTCCGGCATCGGCATCCAGCAGGACACATATTCAAGTCTTGTAGTATCCCAAGTCGCATACCAAGAACCACCCCTCAATTTGGCCGGAATAATCGCATCAATGGAAGGTATAAAAACAAGAACCGTTTTCCATTCTTCCGGCAACCTATCCTTGACCGAAACCCACTCCTGCACCGTTACGCCAGGTGTTTTGCCTATTCCAATTTCTAGTTCGCAGATTCTGCGGTACAACACATCCGCATCCCATTGTTCTTTATAGAATTGGTAGTTGTTTTCAAGCTGAATCAGCTTGTTTACCACATCCCACTTGCTAATCAGTTCGATTGGCTTTTCTCTTGTGTTAGGCATCACATTCACCCCAATCCAAAGCCTGTCCGCACTGATCGCAATATTGCTCTCCAACATGGACAACCCTTCCGCACACAGCGCAACTTCCGTACAGTTCATTCTTTGCCAAATCTACAGGCTTTTTCGGTGTCCGCTTGTTCAGCGCATCTAAGATCGCTGCCTTGTTTAGAACAGTGCAGTCTGCCACACCAGCCAATTTTGCTTCCATTGCAATCTGCTCAGCAACAGCATCTTCATACCGTTCTGCCATCTTGACTGCAATTTCACTGGTTAAGCTGCCTGTTATGCCGTTATACTCGATCTGCACATTTTCAGGAAATGCAAACCGCTTTCCCCATTCAGGAGGCTTGTTAAATGTCATTCTCCCTCTCTCCTTTCTCCGTAGGAACAGAAATCGTCCGGTCTTAAACGATCATTCAAACCATCTGGGTGGCCGCAATAGCATTCGTTCTCACCGTATCTTACAAAAGCGTGTATGCAATCCTTGCACCGCACCACTTCCACAGCATCCACTCCCGGAATAGAATCAATGCAGTATGCCAGCTTTGGGTCTGCCTTTAAGATTGCTTTCCGTGCGGAAGATGCGTAGATCAGCTTATCTTGCGCCATCTTCAGCCCTCCTGTTCCATTTGATTTCCGCCACTTCCTCAGTACGCACTAACTCTGTGCGAATACCGCAAGTGCAGCACTGTATGTATGGGTAAGACACCTGCTTTCTAAAAATTTCCTTGCTATTGTGATATTTTTTCACGGCAATACCACCGCAAAACGGACACGGTTTTAATTCAGCCATCTTCCGTCAGCTCCTTTACTGCCTCATCGATCATCTGCACGGCATCGGCCAGGGTGGTGCCCACGGCAGCATCCAAGCCACAGGATGCACCCTCGATTATGCCCAACGCCCGGTTGATTGTGCTGAGCGCACATAGTTTCTTTTCCATCCTCAAACCTCCATACTGATCTGCCCCTCCAGGGGCGTGTTCTGGGCTTCTTTTCTGTCTTTCCGGGTGGGCCTGACCAAATGCATGATCGGGCCCTTGTCCCACGGCTTATTGAACATACCGCAGGCTTGCCAACGCTGCGTCCAGTCAGAAGCTTCGCTGGAAGTCTCTCCGTAGACCTTGCATTTGGTAAGGGGGCGATCATTGACCCGGATATGAATGAGATTGCTACACTCACGGCAGACATGTCCATCGCATTTGCCAAATGTCCGGTGCATCAGATCAATCTTTCGAAGTGCCATCGTCTTCCTCCTAAAATATTGGTATTGACATCTGTTCTCCCCGGTCAGCAACGAATGCCGGCGGGTTGTCCAGCATGGCCCATCGGAAAGTCCTGTCCATAGGAACCTTTCGTTCGACCTCCATCTGGAACCGCCTGTCAAAGTCGTGTACTGTATGCCCATCGGCCTTAAAGGTCACCGGGCTATCCAGATCCCACTTCATGAGCAGTGCCCAATGATCCGGGTGCTTCCTCCATAGGTTGCGGAGCTGGGCGATGCCCTGGTTGTGGCAGAACCAGCAACCGTCCCGGCAGCCGGTGTCATAGCTTGGCAGGAGCATATCGTTGTACTGGCAGTAAAGACCGCACAGTCCCTCTCCGATACCGAACTCCGCCAGCGGGGCCCGCTTCCACTCATTCAGCTGACCAAACCGCTCCGGCTCATCAGCTGCAATGCCTATGTATTCCACGATCTTTCTTTTCCTGCCCCTCGTGGAAGGGCATGGAGAAAAGAGCGGTTTTGCCCGGACTTTGAGTTGTTGGCACCATTGGACCTTCCCGTTTGCCACGGGAAATCCCTTGATTGCTGTCGGAGACAATTTTGAGCTTCTGGCACCAGTTGTATCTGGTGTTGGGAGGGAATCCTGTGATAGATCCCTGGACTCGGTAGGCTGGCGTTCCGCTTGAGATCTGACTGGCACCACTTGTTCCACAGATCCGGGAATCCTCGGATCGAGCCGGGCCGGAGCCCGTCTCTCTCTCTCTCTCTCTACCTGAACAGATTGTGAACGGCGGTTCGGAATGTGGTAGAACATCTGCTCATAGGTCCGCTTACTGCCGTCCGCATTTCTGGCGCAGAGGTGATCAACCTCGATGCGGTACATCTGCCACAGCTTCTCCTCGATCCGCACCTTTGCCTCCAGAACTTCCGGCAGCTCCGCTCTGATCGTGTCTGTGGCCCACACATCCGTGGTTGTTACCCCATCCAGTTGCAGCCCTCGTGTTTTGATCACATCCAACATTTTCAGGCTGTCCTTACCTTCCGAGATCCGGGCGATGTGTTCTATGTATACGCTTTCGTCCACATCATCCCCTCTACTTCCGCTATTGCCTTAAAAACCGGGTAGAACTGCTGCGGGACTACGGCGTTTCCGAGGCACTTAAGTCTGTCCACTCTAAAGGGAATCCAGGGTGTCAGTTCTATGCGCCGTGCTAGTTTTTCCGGTTGCTCCCGGAGGACGGTGAAGAAATTAACGATGTCGCCGTCAATATCATTCACCGTCTCAATTGCTGAAGGCGGCTTGTTGAACAGAACAGCACCGCTACCGAAGAACGGTTCCAAGTATGACCGGTGGGGAGGCATCAAAGCAACGATCTCTTCTGCCATACCCCACTTGGCACCGGGATAGTTTAGTAATGCATTCACAAAACCACCGCCATCCTCTTTGCTGCCACCTTCGGGTTCCATCCACACGCTTTGCAATTATGTTTTCCGCATATAACGCCCTCGTTGAACTTACACTGTGCGGTTGGATATTTGTTCCTGTTGTGCCAGGCATCCGTGCAAGCCCTGGAACAGAACCTTTTATTCTGCTCAGGAGACCTGTCCAGCCCAACATTGCCACAGTTTGCACATTTAAAGCGTCTGTACTTCATGCAATCTCTCCATTCCAATTCAACTGCGCATCATGTCTGACCCTATTACCCTTGTCCACGGTAAAGCCGCAGTCAAAGCAGGTCACACGCCAGGCAGCGCCACCCCTGCCGTTGTAATGAACATAGGCCACATTATCAGAGCCACACTTGCAGGGCAGCAGACGGTACTGGCTATCCGGTTCCGGCTTTTTAATTTCAATTACATCATCGAGCATTTAACACTCCTCCTCATCATATTTTTGCATCAGCATCATGTACACTTCACACTTCTTGTAATGCTCACAGCAGAACGCCAGAAGCTGAGTATCAAAATCATTCCTTGTAAGGTAGATCATTGCGATGTTGCTTTTGTCTATCAGTCCTTCGCAGGTGATGCGCCGCCTCCCATCATCGTATTTATAGAAGGGACACTGCACATCAGCCTGTTTGTATGAGCCGCTTGGCATATAATCGCCCTCCTTCTATTCCTCAGATAACAAACGCTGAATTGCTGCCAGTTCTTCCGGACCAAGTTTTCCAGAGGCTCCTGTTATCCTTCTGGTTGTATGCTTGCTCTGTTTGGAAGCAGCGCAATCTTCTTCCCACCATTTCAAAATTGTTTCATAATGGCATTTTACATGGGCGTTGTTTCTGGTAATAAAATCGGCTAATCTTTCCACATAGTAAGCAAATGTGTCTTTGCCCAGCTTGTTCAACAAGTCATTAACTTGTATGTCAGAAAGGAAAATCACATCTTTGACTGATGCTTTGCTCATAACTTCTAAATTTCTATCTGCCGTAGCGGCGTTGGTTGTTGATGTAGTTGCAGCTGTAGCTGTAGATGTGGATGTAGCTGTAGATGTGGATGTAGCTGTAGTTGTAGATGGATAACGGGAAGCAACGAAATCAACGGCTCGTTTCGGTTCGTTATCTTCCGTAGCCGCCCGTTCTCTCTCGTCATCGGACATATCCAGCCACTCCGCAAATGGTATTTTGGGTAGGCTTAAGGCGGATCGTCTTTTGCAAAAAGCTGCGTATTTTCTTTGAACTGTGGCATGTTCGTAGCTTTCACCGTCCTTATCGAGCTTAGGTTTCACAAACCCCCAAGCCAGCCCCAATAGTCCGTCAAACTCCGGCACAATTCCGCTTTGCCCATATTCAAGCATTGCCACCAGCAGCCGTCCTTTGTCAGCATCAGGCAATACCCGTATAGGCTCAAGGATATCGAAATATAGCATTATTCCAGGTCTTGCCATACTGTCACACTCCTTACTTCTCGCAGGCAGTGATCTGAATCCCCCGGGGGACTGCCCTTGCGACCTTATTTATAAAATGTCCCTCGTGGCTGGTAGCGTCCGAAAGATGCAGCAGGTGGATCTCCCTACACTGGCTCAGATTCAAACTGCGCAGATAATCACACAGCGTATCAATCTCCATGTGGGAATTGGTGATACGGTAGCGCACCTTCTCCGGCATTCGCTCACAGCGCTCCAGAATATTCTTGTCATAGTTGGCCTCGATAGCCAAAATGTTCAGCCCAGGGAATTTATACCGAAGATTCACCGTATCTGTGGCAAATGCCAGCACATCACCATCCACCCGGCTCTTGATCAGAAAGCCCAACGGCTCTCTGGCATCGTGGAATGTAGTGAAAGGAACGATATCCAAACTCCCAACATTGAACTGCTGCATATGCTCGATCAACTGCACAGCATCTGTTTCCAATGCTTCTGCTGTGCCTTGGCTCATATACACCGGCATTCCTCTTTGTATGAGTTCTTTTACACATTTCGAATGATCAGTATGGCAATGTGTAACCAAGCAAGCAGCAAACCGACTAAGTTCAAACCCAACCACTTTTTGCAACTTCTTGTATGTAAGTCCACACTCCAGCAAAATTGTAGTCTCTGCATCTGAGACCGAGTATGCGTTGCCAGCGGAACTGCTGGCATAAGAATCAAATTTCACACCGTTTCGCCTCACTTTTTTCCGAAAACTTCCAAACATACCCACCGGCCTGTTTACGTGTACTCCCTTTTGCATTGTATGGTGTACTGGACGCCACCTGCAGAATATTCCTGCTACATACACCTGTGGCAAATCCTGCTTCTTTTGCGTTTGGATATGAGGCAATAAATGCTCCATCAACGGTGTACTGCTGAACTTCCCTCGTTCTCACATATCTGTTGTAGTTCACCATTCCGGTCACAATCTGTGGGTGCATTCTTTTAGTCTCCACTCTATGGTCCTTCGGGCACACAATCTCCAAATTTGAAACGGCATTATTTTGCTTGTTTCCGTCGATGTGGTGTACCTGCCACCCTGGAGGGGGCTCCTCGATAAAGGCTCTTGCAACAAGCACATGAACGCCCTTCGTTATTCTGATCTTGTTGCTATCGTAGAGGTTTATCCTCAGATAGTCACCTTTGCGATTTTTGATGGAAAGGACATATCCGTCAGTATGCTTGCGAAAGCTCTTGATTCTTCCAAGGCTGGAAATCATATACAGACCCTCATACCCACTTATCCACTTCCATTCTTCGCTCATATCGGGCACTCCGTTTCTGCCGCAGGTGGCTTTACTTCCACAGTCGTATCCGGCGCATGGTCCTTCTGATACTGGGTAGACTTCTTGATCTTCTCCTGCACCCAATCAGGCAGCTTGGAGAACACATCATCATCCCACTTCTCCATGTCCCACATGATAGGTGCGGTATTGCTCTGAGGGGCAGGGAAGCCTTTTGGCAGGGGCATAAGGTTGTCAACATTGGAATACTCACCAGTACTGTTCAACACCACATTGAGCTGGCAAGGCTTTCCAATCTGATCGAACAGATCTACTTCCAGGAATTCGTCGTCTGAGTATTGCTTGCTGTTCCAGGAAGAAATGAACCCGCGCAGATTGCCTTTATTGCTTGCGCTGATGGTAAAATCCTTGGAAAGCTGACGCGGCTCCTGCTTGCCGTCCACTTCGATAGTCTCGCTCGGGATCTCCCATACGAACTGCACCTTGTTGGAATAGTTTTTGAACTTCTCGGAATACTGCTCGCCCAGATCAATCACGCCAATGCAAACAGCGATGTAAACACCCGGCTCTACCGGAGGGATTTTCGGCTTTGCTCTGTCCTTAATTTTCATAGTTTATTCTCAGCTCCTTATCATTTTCAGATACAACCAATCGGATAATCTGGCTGCCGCACTTCTCCAAATTGGTAACACTCTCCGCATTGTCCACGAACAGAGGAACACGCACACCGTATGCAGCGGACAGGGTATTGATAATGTCAATGCCCAGGTTGATCTTCATACCGTTATTGACGCTGATGTAGGGGATTCCGTCATAAACCACATCACACCGGTCCTCAATACCGCCGTTGGCCTGCTCGCGGAACAGACGGAACCGGGCAATACGGAACAGTCCATTGATACTGTCCTCCACGAATTTGGTCTTGTAACGGCTGTACTCGTCGATCAGATACAGCATCTTCTCGATGGATTCTAGGCATTCAGCAGCGTTCTTTGCATCCTGGCGCAGCTGCTCTACCCGCTGCCGTGAATAGTCCAGAAGTGATTCTTTGCTGATGACAGCATTGTGATGGCTGATCTTCTCGTTCAGCACGGACATCTCCTGCCGTAGCTTCATCCTGACAGAATCTGTGTCCTGATGGATCTGGCAGAGATCTTCATTGAGCTTGTCCAGCTTGGACTGAAGGGCTTCCTTGCGAACGGAATAGTCCGTCATGTCCACCGGCTCTACCTTTGCCGCCTCGGCAGCGCTGATCTGATTGCGGATGCTCTCGCTCTCACTTTCCATCTGGAGCGCTTCGCTCTGGGTATTCGCCAGTCGGTCCTCCGCCTGCGCTTTGGCTTCCTTGTAGGAGTTGGCTGTCTTCTCGATCTCCGTCAGCCGCTGCTGCTTATCTGCCTCAAACCGTTCCATAGCTTTGCGCAACTGCTCAGCTGGCAGTGTTTGTCCACAGGTGGGACAGTTGCCGTCGTTGAATATTTCGCCATTCACAGCGAACCAGCGGCTTCTGGCGTTTTCGATGCGCTGAACCAGATCGGCGATATACGTCTGCTCACTGTCAACGGACTTCTTCTTGCGCTCCATCTGGATTCCCAGAGAGGTCAGTCGCATGTTGAGGCTATGTACATCCACACTACCGGTAATCTGCTGCTCCCGGAAAAGTCTGTTTTCTCGTTCCAGTGCATCTAATTCCATCTGAACGCCACGGATCTCCAGACTCTTTTGCTCAGCCCCGCCCTGGTTGTCCAGACCTGCCAGTTGCGCGGAAACACCATCCTTCTGAGCGTTCAGCGCCTCCACCGCTGCCTTGGCACCGGCAAAGTCCAATTCCTTCACATCTTCGATGGTCTTCTGACACTCACTAATTCTCGCCGGGATCTCTGTCTTGGCTCCCACAAACTTCCGCTTTTCTGCAAGCAACTTCTTCTTGTAGTCCTCCAGGTTGAGCTTGCCCATGCTCTCCACCAGGGGTGTAAACTTTTCATTGGTTGCCAAGATGGTGCTATCATCCATCACACCGGCAACCTTAAATAGCACCGCCCGTCTTTCTTGCCATGAAATGTCATTGGCAAAATAGGTGGTATTGGTCAGCAGTCTAAATGTATCTTCGCTTACCAATTCATTTACCTTATCTTTGAAGGCATTACTTTTCACCGGAACACCGTCAATGGTATATTCCGATGTGTTACCTGTGAAAACTGCCTCACTGGAACCGCGCCGGGTCTCCCATTTCTCACGGAAAGTACGCAGTAGCGTCAGATTTTCACCGTTTACCGAAAAAACAGCCTCAACAGAAGTCAGGGCATTGTGATCCAACACATTCCCGTCACTGTCCAGTGGCTTTACCTCAAAGTTTTTATCCCCATTTCCGGCAGAATCCTTGTTAAAAAGCAGCCACATTAACCCGTCATATACGGAGGTTTTTCCGGTTGCATTGTCGCCACTGATAACCGCATTTCTGCCGTTAAAATCCAGCCTAAGGTGTCGATGATTCTTGAAATTCTCCAAACATAAACTTATTAACTTTATTTCAGTCATTGTATTAACTCCTTGCAACTTTTCTTTTCGTGTGCTACACTAGCACTGCAAAATATTCCCTTGCCGTTTCCGGTTCTGATCCAACCGGGGGCGGCCTTTTTATTTGCCAGCGTCATTTCTTCCTCCGGGCAGATATTGCGCTAAGCCGTTTGGCAAAACGAACATACCGAAGATCATTGTCGATTTTCTTCATGGTGCGCCTGCACCGGTGGTTGCGGTTCACGATCTCCAAAACTTCTTTATCGCCCTTCATGGTTACCCTCCTTAAATTTTTTGATTTCCTGATGGGTATACCCCAACAGCACTAACGTAATCCCGATATCCGGATGAATTGTTCTTATGAGCTTCCGCAGCTCTGGCAGAAGAAGCCTATCAGGGTCGTTTATCTTGGGATTGAGTGTGCTCTGAGGCATGCCGATTTTTTCAGCCAGAGCCCGGACGGACATCAAATCATAATGGCCCTGGCGTCTGCGAATCTCCTGCTGAAAATCCGCAATGGCATACCTATCTGCGTTCTGATAGATCCGCGGCATCTTTATTCCTCCTCCGTTAATGCGTTCATCTGCGCGCTCATTTCATCCAAAACCTCGTTAGTCACGCCGGAGTCCTCCAACGCCTTGCCCTTCTTCTCCAGTTGCCGAAGGCTATACAGATACATCCGTCTGCGGTTTCGTACCCGGCGCTCCTTGTTGGCCAGTTTCACATAGGGAGACTCCTGCAACCGCTCGATCTCCCGCTCCACTTCTTCGTCCGTAAAGACCTTGTTCGCCATATCACACTTCCTTTCTGTCCAATCAGTCGTACTGATTTCGTGTTACTCTGTAGACGCATCGGTAATATCCAAGATTTCTTTGATGGCCTGGACAATCTTTGGCGTGTTCAACTGACCGGTCATAATCTTGTACAGGTAAGATCCATCAAAATACAGCCCCGTTTTCTTAGACACCTGCGCAATCAACCAGTTCTGGTTCTGCTCTAGGTCAACTAACCGCTTCTTAATGTCCCGCCCAAACGCAGTTAATGAAAATTTATCCATAATTTATCAACTCTCCTTTCATTAAAGTGTTGACAATTACGTAAATATGTAATATATTGTAGATGCCACTCAACAACACTTGCGTAATTACGTAATCACCGGGATTATATTATTACGTTTTCCCGTAATTGTCAATAGGAGTTTACGTGTTTTCGTAATTTCAGCAAAGTGTACAAGAAAGGACGTTGAATTATGTCTGATTTGTACAAACGCATCGAGGAACTGTGTAAACTAAAGAAACAAACCATAACCACAATGTGCAAAGAATCCGGCGCGAGTCGTGCGTCTTTGTCCGACCTGAAAATGGGGCGTAACCAAAAGCTTTCTGCAGAAACCCTTTCCAAAATTGCGAGGCACTTCGGCGTGTCTATTGATTACCTTTTGACTGGATTGCCTAGTTATAAAGCGGCTAATGTCGACAGCGAAGAGAACCCTTGGGAGCTTGAACTACTCGAGTCTTTTGATAAATTAAGCATCGGGGAACAGATTGAAGTTGTTGCACAGGCACAAGTCCGTGCAGCCCAAGCTAACGAAGCAAAAAAAGCGCCCACCGCATATGGTGAGCGCTCAGTAAGTGACGACGATATTAAATTCGCCCTCTTCGGCGGTGACGGTGATATCACCGATGCCATGTATGATGAGGTGCGTAAGTTTGCTGCCTTCGTAAAGCAACGGGAGGCAGACAAGAAGAAGGAGTAACTATGGAGATCCTGGCCCTCTATGATCTAGTCAAACAACAGAATATAGAGGTGCTTCAATTTCCTATGAGTGAAAACGGCTCCATGTCCATTATGAACAGCGACGGCGCCTGTTATATAGGCCTGGACGAATCTGTCCAGGATGGTGGCATCCAGGAGCGTGTCCACCTGGGACATGAGTTAGGACACTGTGCCACCGGCAGTTTCTACAGCATCCATACTGCCGTAGATTGCAGGCAGCGGCATGAGAACCGGGCCGATAAATGGGCATTAAAAAAGCTCATCCCCGTGGACGAGCTGGACGCAGCCGTAGCCAATGGCTGTACAGAATTGTGGGAGCTGGCGGAACAGTTCGGCGTTACTGAACAGTTCATGCGCAAAGCTGTCTGCTATTACACCTACGGAAATCTTGCCACTGAACTATACTTCTGAGCCAAAGGGGTTTGGATATGCGGATCTACAGATGTATCCTGATTTGTTTATCTCTGTGCATGCTCCTAAGTTTCCACGTTTTCGCCCACTCAGGCAGAACAGATGGGAACGGTGGGCACACAGACAGCGATACCGGTGAATACCATTATCACCACGGCTACCCTGCCCACGATCATTATGACATAGATGACGACGGCGACCTCGATTGTCCTTATGATTTCGACGATAAGACTAGTAATGGAATTACTCACAGTAATGGGCATTCTGCTGCCCACACAAATAATAGTCAGGCAACTGAAAAGTTTGATTGGACCGAGATTTTTATCTATGGTCTTGCGTTCTTCGCTCTTATAGGCATAATATGCTTTATTTTAAGCCACGTTGCCATGATCTTTAGTGATAATTTAGGTTCTATCATTCTCACAATTGGTTTCTGTTCCTTTGCTCTTGCCATTGTATGCATCCCTTTACACGTAATCCTTCTGTTGATTCTGCCAATTCTCAAATAACTAATACGGAGGCTCCATGACCATCCTATACACCCGCATCTCTCTCCTCTGCACCCAACGAGGAATTACCGCCGGCAAGCTGTGCGCCGATCTTGGCATTAGCAGGGGAATCATCACCGACCTAAAAATGGGCCGCAAAAAGGATCTGACCGCTACCACTGCCTGGAAGATTGCCAATTACTTCGGCGTGTCGGTTGGCTACCTGCTTGGCCTGGAGGATAAATAAAAAACCGCCCCGGCGGTTAACCGGGACGGCAGTGCATCATATGTATTTCTCAAAATATTGCAGTGTCGAATAAGACAGCAGTTTCTTGTTCCTTGGAATATCGGGATGGGTTTTTGCCTTTTTGTACTCTTTAATATGTTGCTGAAGTTTCAGCACAATGCGATGCTCGTCAATCTGCTTCAGCACCTTAAACTCATTCGGACGCACATAGGGGCGGATATTAGATATGTACTGCGTTGGCTTCTCTATCACTACAGCCTTAGTCACATCAATTCCGCATTTGTTCTCTTTATCCGTCCAGATTGCACAATCATGGTTGATATTCGAGCGAAGCGGAACCGCCCACACAACACCGTTAATGACAACTTCAATTCTGATGTACGGCCGGTAATCCTTCTGCTCAATTTCAGTGCATTTTTCGTACCTTTTATAAAATTTCTCCGTGAGAAATACAAGTTTTACCAAATTTCGACACCTCTAGTCAAAAGAAAAACGGCCTGGAAGTGCAGGCCGTCTTCTCAGTGAGCATTCTTTTGTTTACCCTTCCCGCGCTCTACGGGAAGATCAACTCAGTGGGCATTCTTTATTCGTGACTTGCGCCCTACAAGTCTTGGCGGGGTGGCAGACAGATGATGACAAGGTCATTTTTCGTGTCAGGCGGATAACTCCGCACTAATATTATATCAAATTGTTGACAAAAGTAAACTGTTAAAAGTTCACAAATCGTGGATGCACAGTGTATATACTTTCACCTAAATTTATCAATTTTACATAACTTCTGATAAATCCAGCACAAATATTGATATTTCCTTATATTATGTATACCTTCAGCATAAATATGCAAAAGATATGAAAAACCGCCCCGGTGCGCCAACACCGAAGCGGTCAAGATAGAACACCCACCCGAATCACCAAGGGGGTAGTCTACCTTTTTAGGGTAGCACACCCAGAAAGGAAAGTCAAATGAAAAAGGCAAAGGGCTACAAAAAACCAACCGCCCGGCAGCTCCCATCCGGCTCCTGGTTCTGCCGCATCCGGGTTGACGGTAAAGACATCTCCATCACCAAAGACTCGCAGGAATCCGCCGAGGCTGAGGCTATGGCTATCAAGTACGGCATCATTGAGGCTAAGGAAGCGCCCAGCGGCAAAATGACATTGTCCCAAGCTGTAACTGCTTATATTGAGATCCGCAAGGGCTCTGCTTCACCATCTACGCTCTATGCTTACGAGCGCTATAAGGAAAACTGCTTTCAAAGTATGATGCACGTGGATGTATTCAGAACTACCGACGAGCAATGGCAGGCAGCCATCAAGCGGGAATCAAAAGGGAAGTCCCCCAAGTACTTGGCTAACACATGGGGGTTGATATCCGCTGCCATAACCGAAGCAACCGGCCGCAAGCCTAATGTCAAGCTGCCGGCAAAGGAGCGGAATCAACGACCATACCTGGAGCCTGATCAAATTGAAACTTTTGTACAAGCTATCCGCGGAGAATCCATAGAGATTGCCGCTCTCCTGGAATTGTCCAGCCTACGTCGTTCCGAAATGCTGGCCGTAAAATGGTCTGATGTAGACCTGATTAGAAAAACCATCCAGATCCGTGGCGCTAAGGTCTACAGTACAGACGGCATGGTCCATAAGAGACAGAATAAAACCAAAACATCTACCCGCACCATCCCTATCATCCCGCCGCTTCTGGAGGCACTGAAAGCCGCTGAACACAAAGGTGATTATGTAGTAACGCTTAATGGTTCCTGGATCTACACACGGATTAACGAAATCTGTCAAGCCAATGGTCTCCCAAAGGTTGGTAACCACGGCTTGCGTCACAGCTTCGCATCTCTTGCTTACCATCTTCAGATCCCAGAGAAGATTGCCATGGAGATTGGCGGTTGGGCAGACGATGGCACCATGAGAAAAATATACACTCATCTGGCACAAAAAGACATTGCCAAACGAGCCCAGGACTTCAGCAACTTTTTCGACCCCGCAAAGAAAAAGAATACCTAAAATGGCAACGCCAGTGACAATGAACAATAAACTTTCTTAGAGTATCAATAGTTTTGAGAAATTTTATTAGGGGTTCGATTCCCGTACGGGTCACCATGACGCGCAAATACGAACCCTGCACATTGTGAGGAATGTATTTGCGCTAAGCGTAACAATAACCCCTGAGGCTTAAAAACCTCAGGGGTTATTGTTACCAAAATTTATTTGGCAACAAAGGAATAAAATAAACAGCCTAGCATATAATAATACACAGTTGGATTTAACTCAGAAATTGCAAATTGTATAAATATCCGCATGTATCACCACTGCTATTCATCGTCTGAGGAAGAGAAGCTGCGGTTTTCTGCGCAAAATCAGAGTTTTTTCATGCTATTTCTGTTGACAAACTGTATGGAAGGCTGTATAATGGTCTAAATGTATTTCGGTCGCAGTAAACAAGGTTAAGTTCAGTGTGAACCCTTGCAGCGCGGCGGCGCCAGAATAAGGAGTGTGCCAGAATGTCCAAACGAATATTTAATACAGTTAGAGGAAGCGGCGAAAACACGAAGGAGAGAGCAATCCAGCTAACTATGAGACAGTGCCGTGAACATCGGCAGGCAAACCGAATCTCTTACTGTATTACTACGCGGATACCTAGTTCGTCTGAGGCTACGCGTGAAGTAGCTAAGTCCCAAATTCGCACAATGCTTTGGCCTTGATCCGCTTTTACATCTGTGGTTAATTAAATATCAAAACGGATCTGAATGCGACAGTTATGGTTGTATTCAGGTCCATTTTTTATTAGATCTTACACATGAAGGGTGTACATATATGGCAACAGAAAGAAATAAAAACCATAAACGGCGATGGAGTAGATTGCTTGAAATAACCCGCTATACAAGTAACAATCTGTTCCAACACCTTCAGTCTTGCAACATGCTTTGCTTTACACTATCCGTTGTGTTATTCCTCTTAATAGGACTGCTTTTTTGTGTGGGGTGTTTGGATTGTTTCCGACAGCTTGGATGTAATTGGTTATGCAGTCTTAATATACGTTCCCTCCCTGTGGGGAACTTTGTGGCGAATGCCACAAATTGGTTAGCAGGATGGCTTGCATCTATTTTCTGTATTCCCAAGGAGGGTGGCCTTTTAATCCACATATATGCCGATCAGCTTAATTTATCTGCGGAGGCAAGTTCGCTGTCCCTTGCCCCTGCTCAGATAGTTTTGTCTACTATAGGAACCGGTGGCGTTACTTTAAGTGCCATTTCAGAATTTCGCGTGCGGCGATATTGGGGCATATCAATGCGAGATGTGCTACACCACTATTATCCGGGGCATATTTGTTTTGTGGTAATGCAAGTTCTGCTATACATTTTTGGCATATATGTCATAGAGCAGAACATGGTTAGATGCGGTATGCTTGCTCTTTTGGGTATTTTACTATGCAGTATTTACACTGTTGTTTTTTCTTTCGGTGCGTTTTCTTCAGAGCAACTTACGAAGTCTTATATAGGTGCGCTTGCCAACAGAAACAGCGTAGGCTCTAGCGGTGCACATGTCTCGCTACTTGGCAAGATTGCATTTCACATTGGCAAAGAGTATTCAGAAAACAGCAGAGAAATGATAGGCTGGTTTAACTCATATTGCTTGACTTTTGTTCGGCTTTTGCAAGTAGCACTGAAAGACAAACATTCTTCAAAGCAGAATACATCTTTATTCAGCCACGCTCCTTGGGATGAAGTTGAGATTTTTAAGAATGCTTTTTGCATTTCACAAGAATGCTGTACAGAAGGAGACCCTACCGACTTGGTGTTTTACAGATTACTGATGGATCGCAAAAAACAGCAGACATATACAGATTATTTTGGGACGAAGGTAAAGACACTACAACTTGTTTGGAAGAATCTACTTCGGCCTTTTGAAGAGGACATTGAGGGACAGGCAGAGGCCGCAGCAGCCATACTGACAGCATCCTACATTCACAGTTATCCGCACTTCATTACCATAGTATGCTCACTTTCTCTTTATCTACACGACATAGATCCTAGCAAATCAACCGATTATAATCCATCAAATTTTCTGCGAAAGGTTCTAAAGTACAGCCAATATTTACAAAGAGAACTGTGTAAAGAAGCGAATTGGATTACTCAAAAGAGTTCGATCCCATACCAATTTAAATGCTCTCAAGAAGATTGGAGGACATATAGAAAGGCGTTAGGACTGATTGAACTATCTGTTACACTTTGGGAAATTTCCCTACATAGTAGAAATACAGAAGATCTTTCTGCTACATATAACGAGCTTCTTGAAATAGCAGACTTCACCAATTATGATGATTTGGAAACATCTAGGCGTGAGTTGCGGTTATATATAGCATATGGATATTCAACCTATCTAACAGCTTTGTCAGTTCCCAGCCTGTATCCATCTCGTGATTTAGTTCCCCTGTTATTATGTTATTTTGAGGAAGCATTTTATAAGAAGATAGTGACTATTAATTGAGGAGTCAGCTTATGAAAAAAAACAAAAATGCCCAAAAGAATAAGAAATACGATGTGCGTTTGATCCGCTTTGAAAAAATAGCTAATTGTTTTGACAAAGGGAATAAAGTTACTCCCCAAAGCCCGGATTATATCTGCTTGGGGCATTTTGATCGCGTCACAGTAGAACCATTAACAAATCAGTCTTACTCTAACATGTCTCCTCTTCAGGTGATTGGCAAGAATATAAAAAACAATTCCCACATCGACGATAATCATGTTTTTTCGCTATACCTTTTAAGAGAAACAGGAGCAGACAGCGATTGCAGCGATTTTTGGGACATAAATGCAAATTATTGTTCTATTATTCGGTTGCACTGTGATCTCGCAAAAATCGGAGAAGCGGATGCGCCAATTATAACTCAGATAGAGAATTATTTCAGCAACTTGAATGATTCATCTGTAAAGTATGTACAGTTGGGATTATTACGTGTTGGCACTTTTGACATTTCCTATATTATTTACGACTCTTTGGAACTAGGAGATGCAGTTGTTGTTCTAAAAAGCAATTCTATTGTGGCAATGCTGGACGTTGCTAGGTGTTTAAATTTCAATTGCGTTGTTCGTGATACATACACATATTGCCTGATTCATACATCGTTGCTAGAACAGACCACAAGCGGAGAAACGCATAAGCCTAGCGAATGTTCTGTTATGGATAATGCCCAACAAAAAAACAACTCTGAAACTGTTTCAACTACGGATCCACAATCTGTTGTACCGCAACCAATGCTAAACTATGCAGCAACCCGATTCGCAATTAGGGACGCATATGCAGCGGATCAATTCTTACACGATATAGGAATCCAAACAAATCAAACACTAAACTACCCCAAGGCCTATTTTATTACAGGGACTACAGATCTCATTGTGGAATGGGGTCCATGTACAGAAAATGTGTTTGTGCAGCATATTAAAAAAATTGCCCAAAAAGGAATCTTTCCAAACACGACAGACACAGACGAGTATCAACTTACAATCCAAACTGCATTTAGTGATGTTATAACCCGCATCGGTATAAACTATATAAACAAACCTCTTCCAGACAAGGCTGATATCGCTGGAGCGCCGTCTTCTGAAGAAAAAAAGAAGACCAACATTCCAACTTGTCCTAGCGAAATAACCTTTTGTTTTGATACTTTGGAACTACCCCCCTTTTTGCCTTTTAGGCATTCGTTTTTACGAATACTAGGCACACTTGAGTCTATGTACTATAATTCTGTTACTGACGATTTATACAATTTATTATACCCTAGCACTCGTGCTATGATTAGACGTCTTGCTTGTATAGACGAAACGAATATACGAGATGAATTGCGCGAGCAATTTCAGTTAGACCTTATTCGTTATCTTGAAACATGGGAGCTTCTTGCTGGAGATATCACAAATTTAGAAAGTCAGTTAGTTCATCATCCAGAGCTACAAGTCGTTCGCTATTACACACCTGCTATGGTGCTACAATTCGAGTTAGAGTTTGCGATTCTTTGCTCCAAGTTGCTTTCTGAGCAAAATGCTCGCTGCTTCATACCTATGCTTGCAATGTCACAGAACACCGCCGTTTCGACACAGTGCTTACTAGATCCGCTCGATGGACGGTACAACGGTGAATGTGCTTTGATTACCCAAATCCCTTCTGAAATGCTATATAATCCTTGGAAAGTTGCGCACCAGCTATGCCACGAGGTTTCACATTATAGCGGAGATATTGCACGAGATAGAAACAGACGAAAAAATGTCCTGTGCAAATGTATGGCGGAATGGATTATAAGATACTGGTCTGAGCTATATATCAAAAACATACCTAGCATAAGTGATAAATATCTTGCTGACTTTAGAGAGTTTTGCGAATGTTTCAAGGAAAGGCTGTATAAGATACTTAAGCAAAAACTTGGGGCGTCCACAAAGGACTACCATTTAGTTAATTTGCGTGATAAAACATTAGTGTTTTGCCAAGAAATATGCAACGATTTACAACTACGTGAGCAGTTTGAAAGTTATGCTCTTTCCTATGCTTCAAAGGACGAACAACTTGCATTCCTTGGTAAGCAAGCCTCGGCAGTTAATGAGACATATCAACTGAGACGGTTAGAATTAGATGACCTTGAACGGCACTTAAACTACCTGCAGGGTTGTCTTAAAGAGGGTTACGCAGATATTTCAATGATTATGCTGTTGGATTGTTCCGATAATTCGTACATTGAATGCGTATATGCTGAAGAAATTAAGCGCATTTATCGGGAAGTAGACATCGTAGAAACAGAGCGATTGCACGATGCATTGCATCCACATATTGATCGCTTTGCTCTAGTTTATGCGGCTCTTAAGAAAAAGGGCATCTCAAAATTAGACGAGCAAATAAAGGGCGAAAGCGAATGGCTGGAAAAAGCAATTGAAAAAGCAAACAACGCTATTTCTGCAATTCAAGGAGATACCGCGGTTTATTGGGAGCCAGATGTCGTACAACTGATTCCCAATCATTTGCGAATGCCCGAAGCAGCTGCTATTATCAACTACTTTGCTGGCTGCATAGAAATCTTACAAAACTTTGTTAGCATAAAGGATAAACAACAAGAAATCGAGCAACTGCGTAAGGCTCTTAATGCTGTTAGTCCAAATTGCTTTGATTGGAGTGAACTTCAGAAGTTTCTTTTCCAAGCACGCAAACGCCGAAAGGAAGAGTATCAAAAAGAAGCTAACGAAAAAGGTCTCATCCACGACACCCAATAGAACACTACAATCATACATAGCTATACATAGCTTATGTTGCTCTCCGTTGCGGGAACGCAAGCGAACGCTACGACCTTTCATCATGCATAAATACGAACCCTGCACATTGTGAGGAATGTATTTGCGTTCAACATAACAATAACCCCTGAGGCTTAAAAACCTCAGGGGTTATTGTTTTTACTCAACAAAAATGGGGATATACCTAAGGCATACCCCCAAGCTTGAATTAACCCTTAGGCGGGAAGGCGTCCCGTCCGTGAGAGTCCTTCTCTCGGATTTGACCATTAGGACGGTGGATAACCAGCTCAGAGCCCTGGTTCCTGGAAATCTCGCGAGCAATCCCAATAGCCTCCTGTTGCGTAGTTGTCCGGACAGTTGCACGGCTATTGCCTGCGCCCTTTACCTGCCAGCCTCCGTTAGGATGCGGTGTTACATGCTGATTTCTCCCCATTGCGGTTACCTTCCTTCAAGATTTTTCTTAAGGGATTCACTGTTGCAAAGAACATTACTCCATGCGGCAACCCCAGTTAATGCCGCAACAAAGATACGGTCATTTTTGTCTACATGGGCCTTAAGTTTATCACGAACCTGAACACAGGTCTCATTGGTCTTTATATACCAAGTGGACTCTGTGATAGGTGCACAGATGGGATAAGACTTTATCGCCTTATAAAGTTCCTCGTAGTCTTGTCCAGGAGAACAGAGGTCATACTCGACAATCATAGATGTCATATTAGCACCTCCTTACCGCAAACGGGTGATGCGTCCGCAATAGGGACACTTGCAGGGGTTGGTCAGCGGGATAATGCGTCTACCACACCGACAGTTGTAATATGTGTACTTAATCTTCATAAACTTTCCTCCTAGGAAAAAATAATATTAACAAAAGGAGAAAAGCCCGTTTTACTTTCTGCCGGCAAAGATCATTTTCCGTGGAACAAAATTTCATCGCCCCACTTGCATACCGTCACACAATCGGTTATAATAGTAGATGCTACTCAGACTAAAGTAACCTAATTGGGTATGCTTTTGTCGACCTGGGAGGGTGCCGTGACTTCATGGCACCCCTCTCTTTTTTCCTTTTATTTTAAAAATTAGCGGATAATTTCCAAAACTCCATAGTAGTAATATGTACGATTCTTGGGACGATTGTCAGAAAAAATGATTTTGCTCTCTGCTAAAGCGTTTAGATATCTGGTTGCAGTTACCGGGGGAATATCTGCCTCTTCAACAACAATGCTGGTGCTGATGGCAGGATATTTGTACAGCAGATTGATTATGTCCACAACCTTATTACTTTTGATGACCGCCTTAGCTCGTTCCAAGTCCACTTCATAAAGTGCATTAATTCGATCTACGATATCAATATATTTGCTGCATTGCTGATCTACTGCCTTAAGAAAGAAGTCGATCCAGGAATTCCAATCGTTCTCTTCTCTAATGGCATTGAGCAAGGCGTAGTATTTGAATTTGTCGCGCTCCAGTGTTTCACTGATAAAGAAGCAGGGAAGAGATATTTGCTTATGCTTAAACAAAAACAGCGGAATCAGGATTCTTCCGACACGTCCGTTTCCGTCCATAAAGGGGTGGATCGTTTCAAACTGTGCGTGCATAATGGCAGCGCGTACCAACGGGCGTTGAGGCTCCTCTGTGGAATTAAAGTACTCAACAAAGTTTTCCATAAGCCTGTCCACATTCTCTGCCGCAGGGGGAACATAGGAAATCATGCTTTCGCGTCCTAGGTAGTTCTGTGCGCGCCTAAACTCTCCAGGAACAGTGGTCTTGTTTCTCCGCACATTTCCACTCATTAGGATCTTGTGTAACCGCTTGATAAAATCAACAGACATCGGGTTTGTCTTAAGATATTGGTATCCTTCTACGGCCGCATTTAGATAGTTACGTACCTCGGACATATCTTTATCTTTTTCTTTTGGGTTCACTTGGTCTACAATTACCCCGTCAAGGGTTGCCTGGGTACCCTCAATTTGTGAAGAAGCGAGAGCCTCTTTTTTTTGTAGGGTAGGCAAAAACCATCTGCGATTTAATTTGCTCACATCCAACTTTGTTTTATATACTTCCAACCGGGTGGTCGCATCTATAAGGGACTCCATATAGGCGGCTTGATTCAAGACACCTGCTTCCACAGGTAGGCACTTTGCCTCAAATGCTTTCATACTAATCCCTCCTATATCGCATTATAGGCATGTTTACAAAATTTGTCAAGCTATTTTTTGCTGCAATTTTTAAAAACAAGAAAATAGAATCAAAAATGCTTGTTTTTGGTTTTATTGGCGTGTAGTATATAAACAATAAATCACTTTTGATTCTATTTCAATATCCTAAGGGTACTTATCGAAGTAGATATCCCAACATCATACATACCATCAAGATGTTGTTAAGTTTGATATACAGCAAAATATACAGTTATAGGGATCGAATTCTTTAAGAATGCGATCTTTTTTATTAGGTTAATCTTTACACCTTACGATTCATTTGAAAGCCTGTCCAGGATAGTTGTGATCATCTATACAGCAAAGGGAGATAAGACAAAAATATAATTGATATGTTACAATAAGGGTATAGTTTGCGACTTATTAACGAACGGGGTCATTATTCTTACAGAGAGGAGGGCAAACCAATGACAGATGAAAAGATCATAGACTTGTTTTTCAAGCGGGATGAGCAAGCAATCCAAGTGAGTATGGACACCTATGACACGTATTGTCGTACAGTGGCAGGCGGGATCCTATCTAATCCTGCCGACATTGACGAAGCCGTAGCGGATACTTATTTGGCTGTCTGGGATGCCATTCCTCCTCACCGGCCCAAGTGTTTACGTTTGTTCTTTGGCCGGATTGCCAGAAACCGATCTGTCTCTATATTGCGAAAAAACACTGCGAATCGACGGGGCGGCAAACAGGTACAGGTAGCATTGGACGAGCTAAGCCAATGTATAAGTACCCTAGGCTCTCCCGAGCAAGAAATAGAGGCCAAGCAGCTTGGTGAGGCAATCAGCAGTTTTCTGAAGAAGCAGCCACCACAGCAACGGCAGGTGTTTCTGCGCCGTTATTTTTACTTAGAAGATATTTCTGACATAGCTTGCCACTATGGACTGCGGGAAGCGAATGTGAGAATGATACTCTCCCGCACTCGCCAAAAGCTACAGAAATATCTAGCAAAGGAGGGGTATTTATGACAAAAGAATTGCTACTGGAAGCGATTGGCTATGTGGATGAGCAGCTTTTGATAGAAGCCAAAGAAACACCCCGCCGAGGGCACTACCGGATCGGCCGCGTGGTTCTGATAGCTGCCATTATAGCTCTCCTTACCATATCCGTTATGGCAAGCACCGGCTTTTTCGCGGGACTTCTGAAAGCGGAAGAAAACGGCTCCTCTGTATCCAATCTTGCTACGGGTATGGGTAACTTCGTCTACACCGAAGATGGTATTTACTATGGCGAACCCGGTTTTATCTACAGGTGTGACTTTGAGGGCAATGTCCTTAAGAAATATCCCTTAAGCGACGAGTTTGAAACACCGCACTATATGTTTGCAACACAAGATGCTATCGTCTATGTTAACAGCATGGGATTGGCCGTAGAACCAGACGACCCCACAGCCCCCAACAGAGAAGACCACTGGGGACTCCGGGTACTTCCACTGGACGGTTCAGATCCGTACAGCATTTGCCCGGGTGTGGAAGCAACTTTCGCCTATGCCGATGGCAATTTGCTTTATGCAAACGATGGTGGGAAAATGCTATGCCGGATCGATCTTGTAACCATGGAGAAGACTGACCTGTTAGAAAATGTCTCCGTATACTTTATCGATGATACCTATATCTATGCCGTGAAAGGAGACACCGAAAACCGGTTTTACCGCAGCGAAAAGGATGTCATTTACTTTGAACCAGTGGAGCTAAGCTTTGATCCTAACAAGGTAGTCGCTGATGGTGAGGACTTGTATATCTGTGAATATATGAGTAAAGCGGACCAAAGCAAAACAGGGCATTCATATCGAGTGAATCTTGTCCGGGATGGAAAAACCATACCGCTGCCGATATATACCTGGTTCTATCAGGTTTTGGACGGTTGTGTCATATATAAAGAAGAGGAAACATATGCTCTTAAGTGCTATAATGTAAGCGCCGGTGAAACAACGACACTGGCTGAAAATGTATTTGAGTTTTCCGTTCTGGAGGACCGCTATATCTGCATCGATACTTTCAATGACGATCCGGTTATTTATGATTGGCTGACAGGTAGTTGTTCCACAATAATGATCCGCAAGTAAACAGCACAATCCTTCACAAAATATTACAGCCGCCTCGGTCTGGAGGCGGCTGTTTCCATCTGTTAATCACTCATGAGCACCTTGCTCACCATGTGTTTGCAAACACTCTATCAACTTGTCCATAGTCTCGTGGTTTGTAGGATGGTAAATATGGAGTCCGGACTTACCACCGCCGCTTACTGCAATAATGCTGTTACTTAGAAACTGGATTGCAACATATTCATCTTGTTGGATTCCTGCGTAAAGAGACAATGATATCGTTTTGCTGTCGTAGTTTCTGTCAGAGTCTAAATGATCCAAACTCTATGGAAACAAATTGTAGAGGGGTTCTGTGCACATACGACGCCCATTTCAGTTTATTTGGCTCGCAATCGTGGACAGTGCGCCTGCTATTTGACTCCCTATCTCGACACCGGCATAGGTTATTGCGTTAGCAATCATAACGCCGACAACAACAATAACCACTGCGATTACCAACTTGCCAATCAGATTCTGATACTCTTTCATCTTTTAATCTCCTTCTATAAACGAGAAAAGCATTAATATTCTTCTCTTTGAATCCGCCTAAATACATTTTCGATACTAAGTGATTCAGTGCCTATGTTTATGATAACGGTGAAATGTATAGCAGGCAAGAAGGACTCCTAATACAATCACTATTACAAACCCCAAAACTAACGAATTCACCTGCAGGGGCAGGATGATTGCGGTGCTGCGAAGTATGCTCTGCCAGTCAACAATACCAAGCTGTTGGACAGACCGCAGATCTGTGTTTTCCAAGGCTTTGCCTACGAAGAAAAGAAGGACAATTAGAACTACCGCATAAACTACGCTGTCTTTCACCGTTTGCTTCCACCGAGCTATCAACATACCGCAATGGCATAGTACCAGTGTCCCAAAAAACTTACTGATGAAGGAAAGAAGTAATGCCGTACCCAATGTTGCGTTCATTTGCGCATAGCGAAAATTATGATAGCTCTGAATCGGGCAGTCCCATATGTACGGATAGTGAAATACGCCGCTATACCACAGATCGGTCAACTCATTTATGAGCAGTAACAGCAGGCTTGTGCCTGCCAGCAGGATGTGGGTTGCAATCGTATAGCGGTTGCCCTCTTTCATACTTGCCGTCAGCTTGTAAATACCGGACTCATAAAATTCGCCCCAAAAGAAAGCTGTCAGCAGTAAAACTACCAGTGGGATAATGTTTACCCTCTGCATTCCAAAGAAACGATCAAGGGGCTGCTCGTTTATTATGCTGGGAGCATCCAGTGTTTTGTAAAAATCCAACAGCTTCTCAAAGTTATGAGGAATCTTTGCAGACAGGACACCCTCACCTTTTTGGGCAAAACTAACCAGATTTTGTATGAACAGACGGTTTTCGTATGAATCCAACAGCTCAGATAACTCTTGCCCCATTGTTCTTTGTTTCTGCTTGTCTGAGCCGATCTCGTCAGCCAGTTCTGCAACATAGTCCTCCAGAGTGTTATCGTCTAACCCCTGACAGTCAGTGATCCAGGTATCCAGATGTTGGAATTCCGGATACTGTTTGTCAAACAAAAAAGCAGAACTTATCTTAACTGCAAAAAACAAGGTGACGATAATGATCCATAAAAGAATCTTTTTTCGAAAAATGCGATCCAGTGCGATTTTCATCTGCTACACCTCCTCATTGCCGGCTTTACCAGCAGGACCAAAAGACCGGCTACGGCAATAATCAGTATGGGGAGGGTGATAAAATATATTGCCGAATAGGAAATAGTAATATCGCCAAACCTTGCCCAACACAAGCCTTCCAGCAAAGATCCTGCATTGCCAATCAGCATATTACCGAGCACCTTGGGATCACTTAACAGGATCAATCCGCCGCAAACACTTACACTGCCAAGTGCCGCTAATGTATTGTTCTTACAAAGCAGGGATATCAGCAAAATGATAAAAGCGAGCAGCAGACCAAACAAGCACTTCATAGTGCAGAGCAGTAATATGTATTCCCACACCTTCAAATTAAGAATGATTTCAAAGCTGTCGAATGTGTCTCCAGCAATACACTGAATTGGCAGCTCCCACGCAATTTGTCCAGGCTGCCATTGGCAGCATGCCAATAATATGCCTATATGATATACCGCAAAGACCACCAAAGTAATTATCAATGTTGCGGAAATTTGCGTCAATGCATATTTACGCTCTCCCAACTTAGATACGGATATCTGCCAAGTAACTCTTTGCTGAGCAAGTGTTGAAAAGCCACCAAAGAAGATCAGTGCAAGGAGCGCGATGAAGCACCAATCACTTTCCATATAGTCAAGAAAATTCTGCGTATATGCCGTATCCTGCACCTTGAACTCAAGTGGGATGCTATTGAGTTCCGCTTCTGCTAATTTGTACAGCGGTGCATTCACACCGCCACGGCGCATACCTCTGGCCGCGATTTCCTGATGGTTGGTTATGATCATTCTGAGGTTTCTTGAATAATTCAAACGGTCTGCTAAAGAGGTGAGCATATATTCATCTCCGCGAATGCTATCCGTATATTTTCCCGGCAGATCCAGCATGCGTTCCCGCCATATCACCATATCGTAGTCCATATACATTGCTCCGCTGGAGGCCATTTCTAAAGGATTGACCACACCTTCCGGTATCTCTCCCTCGTAATCCGTAAACCATTCAATATCACTGACTGTATCTATGGCATTATTGGTATCTTCAACCAATGCATTAAAGAAGGTATCCGAATCATTCAGGTCGAATTGCGACATATACTTTGCCCCATCCTGGTAGTAGAGACCATCCCGGGAAGATTCCCAGCTGGCATTTAGTTGGAGCGTCAGAATTGCACAAAATAATACTGTGAGGCCAACAGATCTGTATAATTGCCGTTTTAATAATCCTCTAAGCATAGGGCTACCTCTTTTTAACACAACTGAAATACGCATCTGTCAGGTCAGGATTTTTCTGAATTGCACCTGATATCGGCATCTCATCACTTCGGCAGAGTCGCTTGCCGTTCGAGTAATATGTAGGCACTTGCACATCACAGTCTTCCGGCAATTCCCATATTTGTCCGCGCAAACTTTGAACAAGCTCTTCCTGAGAACCATTTGCATAAATCCGGCCACTAGAGAGGAGTACGATATCATCCGCTATATCCTCCACATCAGACACAATATGGGTAGAAACAATGATGATCCGATCTTTTTTGAGTTCGCATAGATACCGCTTTAACTCTTCTCTTTCGTATATGTCCAGGCCGGCACTGGGTTCGTCCAGCAGGATGATTTCCGGATCGCCGAGAAATGTACCTGCCAGAGCAAGTCGCTGCCGCATACCGCCTGAAAACGCTGAGATGACTTTCTTTCCTGTGTTTGCAATACCAAACCGTTGCAAAAGTTCCTGGCCCTGCTTTTGTATTTCCTCCCGACCCAGTCCCTTCAGCGCACCGCAGAAAAACAGATAATCCATAGCGGTATCATTTTTAAACATTGGCTGATTCTGAAACTGAACGCTGACCTTGCTTAAATACTCCCTTTTTTGCTTTGTGATATCCACACCATTATAGTAGACTTTTCCGGTAGAGGGCTTGCGTAGCGTACAGATGACATTCATAAGTGTGCTTTTGCCTGCCCCGTTTGGTCCAAGGAGCGCAGTGATGCCCGGCTTTAATTCATAGGATACATGCCTTAATGCTTTTACTTTTTTGAAGTTTACGCTGATATCCTCCAAAGTCATTTTTAGCATCTCTTTCTACCTCCCATTATGCCGACGGATAAATCTGCTTCAGCTCGTTCGTTTCAAAATCGAAGATCTTCCATACAGAACCTGTTTCAGTCCTGCACCAAAAAACAGCAAAGCCCTCTTCAAAAACACCAAACTCAAAAACCCCTTCGCACAGAACCTGCTCGGCGCCGGTGTCCAAATCATAGCTTTTTACGGTCCAGGCGCTGTTCTTGAAAGTCTTGTCATCGGAATATATGAGTTTACCGTTCAGATACTGGTATTTTACGCTGTGGATTGGAAGAAGCGTTTCTTCACCGTCGCAATAGCGAACAATTTGATATGGCTTTTTCTGCTGCAGGAACAGTTCATTATCAGCGGCAAGCACCTGAATAGGCTCAAAGGACAGCGGTATTTCATAAAAGTCATTTTCGCCGTGAGTTCGTGCTTTCAATACATATTTCTCATCTATATTCTGCGTTGCATAAAGGTGGCTGTCAGATAAATAATAGGACTGAACTTTCTCAAGAAGCTTGGTTTCCACATCTGTTTCTATGTCTCTGTGGAACAGATCACCACCCATAGCGCTCAAATAATAGGCTTCTTTTTCATTAAGGTACAAGCAATAAGCGCCAACAGAAGGCTCAAATACTGTGCTCGTTTTTTTACCATCTTTTGTGATAGCCAAGGAAACGGTCTTATAGGTCTCGTTGTATCCACTGAAAACAATGTGGTTCTGCGTTATATGAAGATTGTTAGGGTCAAGGGTGTTGGCGGGAAAGAATACGGTTTTTCCACTTTCCATATCATACTCGAAAATGTTTGCTACATCGGAAAAATACAGCAGCCCATTTTGATAGGCAAAGCATCCTCGTCCCATAGCGATATTGCCCATTGTTGTGCCTGTGTCGTTGGTGATGATCAACTCTTCATCTTTTTGGCATCCGGCCAGTCCGCAAATGAGTATACACATACACATAATTAGCAGGAAACCACGATATAGCCAGTTTTTGTTTTTCATTTCTTTTCCCCCTATGTATTCTTGTTTTATGATTCTACGCATTATCCGTTTTCGACGGTTTTTGTTCCGAAATACTTTCCGCTTCTATCAACAATTCCAGATCGATAGATCCAATTGCCTCTAATAGTTCCATCTGGCTCATTGCCTTGCCTCCTTTCATAAGCACAGTCGCAAAACGCGGAGGAATTGTAACAACCGCAATTTAGATGACAATACATAAAAAATGAACCCCGTCGCACTGCGACGAGGTTCATAAGAGGACACCTATGGTTTATTTACATTAACTTAAATTTGCTTGACTAACTTAAGCGGATTTTGTTCAGGCGTGGTATTGTCTGCATTGCCTGTGCTAGATGAACGCTTTTTGGCAGCATCGATCAGTGCCTCTACAGTAGGTGTCATTCCATGCGTAGCTTCCCATTGCTTATCTGATTCTTTTAATATGTCCATAATTGTATTACCCCTTTAACTGATAAGATTCCATTAAGGTGTCCTATCTATATAATGCCTTCCACAAATTCCGTTTTTGCAGATATCAGTAACCTTTTTGAATAAAAGTGCAAAAATTTTTTAAAACTAATCTAACGCACCTATGTTAATAAGCATACCGACAACGCCCTAATCCATAAAAATATTGCTTCTTGAATATTTCTTGACATATATGGTGCTTAATGCTACAATTTTACTAAACCTCCACAAAACTATACCCGCTGTGGAGGTTTAGTAAAATTGAGGTGGTGATCGTGTGCTGTTTTCATCCAAGGATTGCAAAGAAAAATATGGCAATTATTATCAAATCAACAAAGCAATTCAAGCCGGTGTTCTTTACAAGGTTGCAGATGGGATATATGCGGACACTCCTCGTGTTTCTGAAATTGAGATCATCATGTACAGATACCCGCAAGCCGTTTTTACATTAAACAGTGCATTTTACTATCACGGTCTGACAGATGTGATCCCCGGCAAATATTATCTTGCCACTGCCCGGGATACACACAAGATTCCAGACACTAGAATTAAGCAAGCCTTTTATTCTGCCGACAAGTTTGCAGTCGGCATATCGACCTTGGAGTACCAGGGATTAAACATCCGAATCTATGATCGGGAGCGAATGCTGATCGAATTGATTCGTGCATCCAAGAATCTACCTTTTGATTATTACAAGGAAATTATTGAAAGCTACCGCCGCACTGTATATAGCTTGGATATTCAAAAGCTGCAGGAATATATTGCTGCATTTCCAAATGGTGATGCGATTATGGAATCCATCGAGCTGGAGGTTTTATAATGATACAAATTGCCGAGATGATAAAGAAGGCAAAAGCAGAAGGTTATGACGAAGCCAATGCCCAGGCTAAGGTATGCCAGGACATTGTGCTGATGCTGATTTCTCAAACCTCTATAAACCGGAACATCACTGTCAAAGGCGGCGTTGTGATGCGCAGCATCTCTCATGATGCCAGACGCGCCACCCAGGATATTGATTTGGATTTTATCCGCTATCCCTTGCAGGATGAGGCTATCCGCGCCTTTATCGAAAAGCTGAATTCTGTTGGTGCAGTTTCCATCCAAACAACCGGAAGCATTGAAGAACTCCGGCAGCAGGACTACCACGGGAAACGGATCCATATTGCGATCCGAGACGCGGATGGATATTCTCTTTCCAGCAAAATCGATCTGGGAGTACATAAGCATTTCGACATTGAGCAGGAGGATTTTTGCTTTGATATTGGCATTGACGATATCGGCGCCAGTCTGCTCATCAATTCCAAGGAACAGATGCTTACCGAGAAGTTGCGCTCCATCATGAAATTTGGTCCAGCCTCTACCAGGTATAAAGATATTTTTGATATCTTCTATCTGTTCGACCTTATTGACCAGAAGAAGTTGATGCATTGCCTCACCACACTGATTTTCGATGATCCCGGTATGCAGGAAAATACACTGGAGGATATCGTTCGCCGTGTAGAGAACACCTTTACCAACAAGAGATATCTCGACCGCTTAAAGGGTTCGCAGAAGAATTGGCTCGGTATGGAAGTAGCAGATGTTCTTGCCGGTATTGTGGATCATTTGCGTACATTGATGTAATTGCGATTTTGTCCATTACGCATAACCAACCCCCATTGTTTTGAAAGAATTGAAGCGCTGATATGCCTGCCCGGGAGGGGCGTAGTTGGAATTGGAAGAAAGTCCGATCACGCCCCTCCCTTTGATAAGTTCTGTCAGGACATTTGCTAAGGCAAATTGTCCTCACAGAACCCCTTTTAAATTCGCGTTTTTTGCCTGCGCCGTGTCCTGTACTTCGTTCCCCGGTAGCATTTTTTTAATCTTCCTTAGAGTCTTCATCAGGTCGATATACATACACCGATACCCCCTCCATTTTTATCACATCCGGATACATTTGCGCGACGTCTACATCCTCCAGGTATACACACAGAATGTACTTACATTCACTAACATGAGCCGCAAGTTCTCATAGGGATTTTGGTTAAGATTGTGGGTCATTTCAAAAAGTAATACTACATTAGTTGCTCTTTTGCTCCGTAGGGGGAACGGATTTCTCGCGTTGCTCGGAATGACAGGGAAGTTAAGAAGCCTGTCATCCTGAGTGGAGGCGCAGCCGGAATCGAAGGATCCGTATTCCAAGGGGAGTTACGGATTCCTCGGGCGTTGCCCTCGGAATGACAGGGGAAGGGGGACGGATTCCTCGCTGCGCTCGGAATGACAGGGGATTCTCAACTCTCAACTCTCAATTCTCAATTATGATCGCCCCTACAGGGGGGTGCGATGCCGTGTAGAAATAAGAAGCCGGGATACCGCGTGTTTGCGGTATCCCGGCATTTGTCAATTATGGGTTAGCACAGGATTTGACGCTGTTTTCCACATGCCGTGTTCTATGAAATCAATATTGAGTGAATTTAATGCCATGCACCCTTTTTATCGCCACGCTTCAGTAATCGGAAGCCATTGGATTTTAAGGAAGATCTGTTCTGCCCTTGTCGATCCAAACCGCTGCCCGCATGATCTCGTGCGCTGTTGTGTTCATTTGACCGCCCTCGATTTTGGGTTGAACCCACTCCATGAATCGGATTATCTTTTCCTCTGTATTCAGGCAAAGAAGGATCAACACGATATCCTCTTCC